CATCCTAGATGATCTACAGCCAGAAGAATGGCTCCAAGGAATGGTAGAGCGCACCCGCAGTTTCGACCAAGCGGGCGTACTTACCTCCGATGAGGGCCTAGTAGTGGACATGGGCGATGGCTCACAGTTCCAAATCACCGTCGTCATGAGCCGCCCCCAGAAAGGAGCATGAGACATGGGACAGGGACAAGAGCCGGGCGCGGAGTTAGACGCAGCGTTCAAGATGGCGTTGACGGGCTGGTTCCGCAACCCTGAGAAGATTGATGACAATACCGGCAAGGCGCTGCGCTTCATGTGGGATGCTGGACGACTCTATGACGAAGCCCAGCGAGACACCCTGCTGGAGGCGCTGAAGCGCGTCACCGTCGATTACCCACCGAGCGATGAAGACTGGAAAGCCGCCCAGGAGGCCATCGACGCGGCCAGCTAGTTTTGCGCCGGTTCGCAAATCAGGACGGCGCGGACCTTGGCGATTCGCCGAAGCGCATCCTCGTACCCCTGGATAGCCGTAGCATTGTTGCGCGGTGGTCCGGCTACCTTGACTAGGGCCTCAAAGCCTATGAGCGTCTCCTCCAGCGCCGCCTCTAGCGCGTCCACGTCGCGGCAGAGGCGCAGGACAAGCCCTGCGTGTGCTTCTTGGCGAGCCCGGACCTCTGGCGGGAAGTGCCCCTTGTGGATAGCCAGAACCTTTAGCGCTTCCTCATGTTCGCGCGCCCGTTCCTCTTTCGTCGTCTCCATGTCAGTCAACCTTCTCAGTTAGATACTCAGGCACAATGGGATAAGGCCAACGCAGACCTTCAGGATCGGTGAAGTATTCCCGCCGAACGCGCGGGTCGGTGACCTCCAACACGATCGTCTCGGCACCATTCAAGTCCAGCCAGGGTTGCTCTGACAGCATGACGTAAGGCGTGGGCTCGCTGAAGCACGTTGGCTCCGCGTTGGGCAAGAGGCCGTGCTGTAGGATGCTCGCCAGCCTGCTCCGCGTCGTCGCGTGGTAGCACTTCACCTAGCCCTCTCCCTTCCGCTTCAGGGCGCGCCTCTGCCGGTTCGTCTCTGGCGCGCCGTTCCAGGTGCCCCCAGGCTCCGGACGCCACGAACGGCGCCGGTATACCAAGCACCAACATCCAGGACGGGGACAGCAAGCGTGCCGCACGCAGTGATGATGTCCACAGCCGTAGCATTTTCGACCAGTATCCTTGTGCGGCGGACACCGCTTCATTCAGCACCCATCTTCGTCAGGGCGGCCAGCACCATCGTTTCGGGCGGCCCCTCCGGTATGTCCTTGAGCATGTCCCGCGCCTCCGCCACCTTGTACCGCAGGGCCATGAGGCCGGCCACGGCCAACTCGCGCGCCTCGGACGGCTTTGCGGACTTCGCAACGACAGACCTGACCAGCGCACGGCCCTCGGCCTTCCGCGTGACTGCGATGTGCGCCGGGTTGGCGTAGTGGATGCGCGGCGTCAGATCGTAGGGCCGCTTGTCCCCGTCTAGGAACTGGATCGGTTCGCCGCAGTCCCGACAGTTACTTGTACTTGGCACGATCCCTAAGCTCCAAAGCCACAACGAGAAGCATCCCTGCGAACCAGGAACCGAAGAAAACCACGACGAACAACTCCAGCGGACTCACCGACCCAGCCTCTCGATCTGGGCGCGAATCTCACAGGACCAACCCCGCCCGCAGAAGAGCCCGGTATCACGCGAAGCCAAGCGACACCCAGCCGCATGAGAGGCCAGGGCCAGGGCGCGGGCAAGGTCCATCTCCTCCAAGCACGCAGCGATGCCGCACTGACAAAACTCATATTCTGCCCAGGCTTCCTTCAGAGTCGGTTCACTCATCGCCCCAGCGCCTCAATCTCGGCGACAAACTCAAGGTGTCCTGCCTCAAGCTGTGAGTGAGCGCCCCCCTCCTCGACATACACCCTGTAGGCCCTCGCCTCTATCGCCAGGGCCAGGGCGCGGGCGTTCAGTTTGGCCCCCTCCGGCAACGCAGCCCACGCCTCCTCGATAGTCTGGGCAGCAGCATCGTGTAATTGCTCGACTAACTCGATTCGGCAATAGGTGTGTATCCCCCTGTGGCCAGCCAGCTTGACACACGCATACACGTCGGCACCGTCCGCCCCACCAGCTTTCTGCTTGTTGCAAGAGATGTCAGCCATCGCTTCCCCCCTACTGCCGGAACCGCTAGGGGCTGGCACCGCCAACGCCGCCGCAAAGTTCAAAGCCGTTATGGACAGGGCACATCCGCTGCAATGAGATTCGGCTCTTGCGACCGTCGAAGTCAATTCGGCCCGTCACGCTGCTGTGCCTTCCAGACTGCACGTAGGCATAATTCTCATCCACGGCTAGAACCTTCACCTGCCGCCTGAACATGCGGCTGTCCAAGTCCTGCCATATCTGACCTGGGATAACTCGCATTGCCTTCTCCTTTCAGGGCGCAGGGGGCCATCGGCAGGTTGCCCTACCGGAACCATCTTAGCCCCCAGCATGACACCGATGAGGCCAACTCTGGGGTAGCAGTCGGGGGTATGGAACCCAGAGCATCCCTGCTGTCGGCGGGTGCAGACCGTGACCCCAGTCCCCTCCCGCACCGCGCTTTGTTCGCACCGGCCCAATGCCGTTGGTGGCTGGTGTATAGCAGCGTGAGTACCGGCGGAGCCTGCCAACAGGCAGGGGCTTATGGCCTTCTCAGCGCGTGCTGGATGGCGCTCGCCCAAGAAGTGTGGTACTGTATGGGTAATGTCATCCTGATCCATTCTGGATCGCCCGCGCCCCCAAGTCAAGGGGGCGTTTGGGTTCATAGGCTTACCCTGGCTTCGCTGTCTTCGTCTTCCCATTCGTGGGCGAAGTACCCGTTCTCCCCGCCCGTGTGGTCGCTCTTGTGGGAGCCTTCATGGCCGCGAGGCAGGGCGCAAATACTAATCAGCTCGTCCTGATAGCGAGCTGCGCTTGAGCAATACAGCCTGCCGAGCGCTTCCCGCAGGACGGGCAAATCCTGGAAGGTTGACAGCGTGATGTCCACTACCTTGTCTTCCGCCGTGAGGCCCCGGAGATGGACATGCCCGTAGTTGTCGTTTGCCCACGTCGTGATTGTGAGCCCCTGGGCAAGTACTTCTGTCTTCGACTTCAGGCTTTGAATCTTCAAGTCACCTTCTCCTTTGCTGCCTTGGCTCGGTCTGTGGCGTCGGTCAGGGGGCTTCCTGCGCAGATGGTGCTGTCTGGCGCTGTTTCTCCTCAAATAGCGTCAACATCTCATTGATGTCCACTGCCCCAGGCCGCTGTATTCTGGCCGTGTCAAACTCGATGACGGCTCGATCTGTGAGGCTGTAGATGTTCAGTGCCCAGCGGGTCTTTGCACGTTTACCTGTTAGCGACTTCTCGATAGAATTCAGTAGGGTAAGCATCATCTTGGCGGCCTTCAGCGTGTGGGCTGCGCCAGGTTTGTAGATCGGAGGCTTGTCGTCGTCGATGACGGTCATCGTCAAGAGTGCCATCACGTCGCCTTCTCCTTTGCCGCCTTGGCGGCCTTCCGCGCCTTGGCGCGGCCTATGTACCCGCCCACGCCCCTTGCGTCCTCCCCAAAGGTCGGCCAGCTACCCGTGGCTCCGCACCGGCACTTGCCTTCGACAGCGAGCCCATTCGGCGATTCAAGAATGTAGCGGTGGGCGTGTGTCATCGGTCCTCCGGCGCGAGGGCGGCGCCGGCTTCAGCACCTTGGCTCTTGGCGCCGTTCCTAAGTGCAGCCAGCGTTGTCCGAAACGTCTTGATGCTGGTGTACCCGGTGCGTTCACTCTCTAGGCGATCACAGAGTTCAGCAATGCAATCTGCCTCTACCCGGACCAGGTTCGCCAGCTCCCGCAGCCGCCTATTCTCCCCCTCCAGCTCAGCGATGCGCCTCACTGCGACCAAGCGCTCAGCCTCGCGGAGCCTGTCAGCTATGTATAAGTTCATCACGCCTCCTTCAGCGCCTTCTTTGCAGCGTCCGCAACGGCGGCGAGGGCTTGGCAGCGCGCACAGGATTTACTGTTCGTATGTGGGCCAGTGCTAGCCTCTAGCGCCTTCAGCACCAGCTCGATGTGGTTCGCGGCCAGGGCGATGCTCTTTGCTAGCCCTTCGGCCTCTGCGCGATGCGGAACGTCCTTAACAGAATCCGGCCAATAGTGGCAGATAACAACAATCTCATCATTGGCGGCGATAACACCGGGCGCGCCGGAGCCCTCACCAACGTCTGATGTGTAATGCCAGGGAAGCGGCGAGCAACCCTGTGACCCCTCCCTCAACTTCGCCACCAGGGCGGATGCGGTTGGCTCAGTCATCGTGCGGCTCCCTTCTTCTGTAGTGCGGGCCAGTAGTACAGGCGGCATGTCGGGCACCTCTTCTGCCGCTCGCCGCGCCGCGTCCGTCGCTCTGCATCTGAGTGCCAGTTCAGATAGGTCAGGTCGGGGCGTATGCAGCAGGGCGCGATCATGAGAACGTCCTCCGCGCATACTCAGCCAACAGCAACGCGTCAGCGCGGCCGTGGTCCTTCTTCCTCGATAGCTGATCGGCCAGGTGGGGGAACAACTGGATCGCCCGTAGCCGCGAGGCGTCCTTGCCCTTCCCCATACCGTCGAGCATTTCCTTCTGCCAGCGTTGGGGAGTGGGCTGTTCAAATCGCACCAACAACGACGTCAGGATACCGCGCCATAGCCCCACGCCTACTCCCATGCTGAACATAGAGGTGACGCCCTGGCCCGGCATCGCATGCACTTTCTCTAGGGCACAACCGCCAACACGATACGGACGGAGCACGCCTACCATTCCACCTACGTTGTACTCGCGCTTCTTCGACTTTCCCTTGCCCTCTACCGTGAGCGTCGGCGTGTCGATCAATATCCCGTCGGGCAGGATGGCCACGGCTCCATCGAGTCCTGAGTCTATGCCTATGAACTTCATGCTCCCTCCTGTTGCGGCGGCTCATCCTGGGGCTGCTGTGGGGCTCCCTGGCCGGCGATCTGGGCGCGGAGCATGTGGTACTTGCAGCACCAGAGCCTTCCTTGAGTTTGCTCAACCGGATGATTCGTGTCGTATTCGGTCGCCTCCTCCAGCATTGCCAGCACGTACTCGTCGGCGGCAGCCATGATAGAATCGGGGTGATCTAGGCCAGCCGCAACTATGCGGGCCGCTTCCTTTGTTTTCTGGCGGGCTTCCTCTATCAGCATCAGTCCTCCTCTCCCGGGGCGGCAGTGGCCCATCGCGAGCAGGGCAGGAAGTTCGGGCATTCTATCTGACAAAGCTCGCATGTCGGCCAAGCATTCTTTTTTGGTGACACAGTTGAAAGAGGAACATCACAGCAAGGACACACTCTGGGCATCCTCGGTAGTGGCGAATAGCGTGTCACTTCTCCTCCCTCGCGGCGGCCCAGCACTCATCACAGAGATGGTGAAGGTCGTCGGCTGCGCCATCCTCGAAGCAGAACCGGCGGTGGCAGCCACCACACCGCCAGAGCGGGCCGGCACGACACTCCTCGTGGCCCTTAGACCGGCAGGTGAGGCGGTGCTTATGGACGCCTTTCGTGTAGCTGTTCACCGGTTCTCAGCCCACTCCCCCTCCGGTGCGAGGGCGGCGAGGGCTTCTTGCGCTTCGCCGAGTTCCCAGAATCGCCGCTCCGCCACATAGCAGAGCTTCGTCTTAGACACCTGACTACAGGCATCACAATAATGCAGCCGGTAACTACGCTCAGCCTCATAGCAATCCCGCAGCGCGTCCCTCTCGGCCTCTAGGGCGGCGATGCGGTTCTGGGCCCACTTCACCCCGGCGAGGAAGTAGTAGGCATACTCTTCTCGCTCCTCGTCGGTGGTGCAGCGCTCCCAAGCGTCCACATAGCCCTTCAGCCGTTGCGTAACGGCCTCGATAAGCGCCTCGCGCTGCGACGCGGTTAGCTCAGGCATCGCGCCCTACGCTATCTGGGCAGCAGCCGCGCTTAGCCTCCGGCTTGCGGTGCTCGGCCTCGAAGCTGGGCACCGGCTGGATACCGAAGGCACTCATCGGTACGAAGCCGATAAAGAGCCCCACGTCCAGCGCCGAGGCTAAGCGCGTCAGTTGCACCTTCGTGGGCAATGGGCCCGACGCATTCTCAATCTCGCCGATGCGCCGAGCGTAGACGCCTGCCCGTCGGGCCAACTCAGCGATGCTCCACTTCCTGCCCCGGCGAGCGTTGACAAGGCTCTGCCCAAGCTGGTGCCGTGCGATTGCCCAAGCGTGCTCATGGCGTTGTTGTCGCTCTGTCTTCACGGCACTACTCCTCGCCACCAGCAGCCCTCTCCGTCCCAGCCGCCCCACCCTCCAGTGCCGCCAGGGTCCACGGTGTTGGACCACCAGGCGACGTTTCCCCCGACGTGGTAGGGGTTTCGAGGATCAGAAAGTCCAGTTGCATCCACAGTCCGGCTCCAACTGGCAGGGTGAAACTGCGCCCGTGAAACGTATCCGTTATCGTACCACCCACCCCAAATGGACGACTCACATGCAAGTACATCTATGAAATGCGCCTCCCACTCTGGCCGTCCGTTGTAGTCCCGGTAGCCCTGGACGAACGCGGCCTCCGCTCCGTCACGCCATTGGTCAAGCTCCTCCATTCCCTCTCGCAATGAGGGCACGTCTCCCACGCGAGTCGTAGGTGAGGGCAAAGCCTCCCACTGCTTCCATAACCGCTGTGAGCCTGTTTCCACTCCGCCAGCCGCGCCTCGGTCCGGCGTTGGTCCCGGCGTCGGCCAACTGCGTGCCATGCTCGCCTGCCGATGTACCAGGGGTTGGGCAATACTGCTGACATCGCTCCTAGGCTGAACCACATGAGATGGTGAAGTTCCATATGTTCCTCCCGCTATCCCCATGCTCACCACCGCCAGGATCAGCAGGGCGGCGCGTTTCAGGCGGTGCCTCGCAGTGGCTTCGGGCGGAATCGCGCAATAGCGGGGCACCGTGGATCATGCGGCGGTAGGACGATCATCCAGGTTGTATCAGGATCGCGCGCCATCTCGAATAGAATCCGGCAGCGTCCACAAACTTCTTCCATCAGTCAGCCTCCTTGGGCCAGCAGGCAGGGCAGGGCTTCAGGCCGCGCGCCTGCTCTGGTGTTAGGGACTCGCTTTCGTCCAATCTCGTTCTGTGGGCTTGGCCCTGGGTGACGCGCAGGCGCAGCATCTCCGCCTCACAGGCCGCCCACAGCGGCGCTCCTGGACGGGAGCGATGGTAGTAGTGCCTGTCGCCTGGCAGCAAGCCTAGGGCCATCAGGCTCCCTTCTTGTGGCCGCTAGGCGCTCGCGCCGGACGCTTGCTCGGCGGCTTCGGTCACCGCATTGCTGGCATGTTGCTCGTCGCCCAGTGCAAAACGGTGGCCATTGAGCGCCGCGTCAGCGATGTACCAAGCATTTGCGACAGGTGCGGGGTAGCCCTCGCCGGGCACGCCGAGTTCGTGCATCACACGGTCCAGGGCTTCCCGGTAGGCCCGTCCCTCGTTGTAGACGAGCCCCTTGTAGTAGTCACGCTCGGTACGCAACTGGCGGACTCTGTGAAGCCTACGTCGCACCGGCTCCCAGAGACGTTCCTTGAGGGTTGCCAGCCTGAGCCACCAACGTATCGTTCTCATCGTTCAATCTCCCTTCCTTGTGTGAACGTGCCCGCAGCCCTCGCCCTCGCCGCAGACACACCGCTGTTTTGCGCCGTCCGCAACGGGCTCGCTTTTTATCTGGGCCGAAATCTCCAGCGCCGGTTTGTGCTCGGCGTTTAGGTCCAGGGCCAGTTCCAGCGCAGCCGGTCGCTCCTCCGCCGACAGTTTCGCCACGGCCAGCGCCACGGTCATGCCCAGCTTCTCCATGTCTACCCAGCGGCCGTTCGGGTACTCCTCCGTGGGGCCGAACAGCGCGTACAGGTGGCACCGCTCGTAGACGCGCCGCCAGTGGACGTGCTTGCCCTGCTCACTCAGTATCTCCGCCGCCCGCTCGTACCACTTGTGGGTGGTGTGCGAATAGCGTTCCTTGAGCGCCCAGGCGATCTCGCACTGCGTCTGAAGGGCAGATACCGCCGCGCTGTCGGCCTTGGCCCAGCCTTGCGCCAGCCCGTCATCCGTCAGCCATAGGTAGGCAACGGCAGAGGCCCCACACTCGCAGTCCGTCACGTAGCGGTGACAGTTAGCGCACATCTCCCTATCATTGAGCCTGAGCCCGCGCCGGCCAATCACCCAGCCTTCGTCGCCGGGGGCCAGCAGTTCCACCATGCCGTCTACCACGCGGAAGTCCCACTTGCCCTCATGCAACTCTCGATGGCAACCCCTACATACGGGCACGGTATCGTGCGCCGTTGGCGGAGCCTTGTCGCCCCGGCCACCCATTCCGCGTATCTCAATGTGGTGTTCGCCATGCGGGGCGCTCGGCTTGCCGTCGCGGATGCATGAGACGGAGAGATCGTTCACGGCTTCTGCTTCCCCTTCATCGTGTCCTTCCACTTCTCCAGGCACTCGGCCCTATAGCACAGCGGGGACTCGCTGGACTCGCCGCAGATGATACAAACGGCGGGCAGGGCTGGGAGCAGGCAGGCGGCACACTGACCGTCTGCGAAGTCGTCACAGGGGCCGTACCACGGATGGGGCTCGGTCATGCGGGCTCCTCTATTTCGGCGAACTTGCCTGGTGCATAGCCCAGGAACGGTCCGCCCGGCCACTGGGCCAAGCGATCCTTCTCAGACACCCAGACGGTGCCGTAGTTACAGGCTCGGCAGTCCGTCGCCCCCAAGAAATCGCTGCCGCCCAGTGTGTAGGCCGATTCCATGCCCGTGCCCCGACAGCTACCGCAAGTGAACTGCTTCCAGCGCGTCATGCGGGCTCCTCCGGCCCTGGGTCGCCGTCGCCTTCTTCCAGGGCGATGAAACTCTTAGCCCACGGCAGCAGCGAGCGGCTATCGCCCCCGATGACCTGCAAGGCGTTCAGGTACATCGTGTCGGCTAGGAACAGCCAGTGACCCAGGGTTCGCTGGGGGCTATTCTCTGGCTCCATCTGGTTGATGAACTCCCGTGCTTCCTTCATCGCCACCTCGTACAGGATGTAGTTCTCTCTGTTGGGTGGTGTAGGCGTGGAACCGGACGGGGCCATCGGCTCAGGCAATGGGGGAAGCGGCGTCGGTGGCCCTATTGGGGCCGTAGGCGTCAGGCCAGCCGGCGTCACCTGTGGCGGCACAGGGCCAGCCTGCCCCGTCGTGGGCCAGGCGCTCAGCACGAAGAAGCTCGAAGTGCCGTCGACCCTGATGTTCTCCTCGTAGGTGATGGTGATGGCCGCGTCCGGCCGGAAGGGACGCGGGCCGTCGTACCTGATCCCGAAGTTCCACCAGTTTTCGTACTCGTTGAGCAGGAAGCCCTTGCCGCTGGGGCTCATCTTCTTCACGGTTCCGCTGAGTTCTGCTGTCTCGGCTGGCATCAATCAATCTCCTCCCGGTGTCGTTTGTCTCTCCAGAACACGGGCCTGTGGTCGCCGTCCTCTAGGTCGTGCTCAAGGTCCATCGCGTAGAAGGCGGCGATCTCCCGCTGCCTGTGGCGGGCGGCCAGCCCCGCGAGGCACGGCTGGCAGGTTACGCACTCGATCACCACGTAATACTCGTGCCGCGCTTCCATCTCGTAGCGCGCCAGGCCACACACCGCGCTGTCGGGGTACATGGAGGCGTGAGCGTGCGACACCCACTCGGTGGCGACGGGCTGCGGGTAGGTCACGGCAACCTCAGTGCGTCGGCTAGGCCCAAGCCGAGGGCTCGGTAATAATTGCCCCTGCGTCGGTCGCTACCCGACCCCCGAACGTAGCGTTGCCAAGCGACCTCCATCATCTCGCTAAGGTCGTCATACTGCGAGTTGGTGAGTAGCTTCTCTGCAAACCACCACAAATCCAGGCACAACAGCCCTGCTCGCTGTAGGTTCTCCCGCGTTAGGGCGGCGCCCTCTGGCCAGACTTGGAGGAAATCATCCACCTGGCCCGCGCAGGCTTCACGCCGCCCCAGCCACGCCTTCGTGATCTTCTTTGGCGTTCTCACGTTCCCTCTCCTCTCAGCCGCGCCGCGCCCTCCGTCATCGTGCCGCCAATGGCGCGCATCTGGCCCAGCAGGCCGGCGGCGATGTCCTCCAACTCTGTCCGGCAGGCGTCTAGCTGTCGCTGTGCCTCAGCGCGATCCACTGCCAGGCCAGCCACGCCAGGATCGGCAGCGTGATCGGGATGAACAGGTACTCCATCAGGGGCCCCCGTCTTATATTTGCAGTCGCACTGGATGGATCGCCCCGGAGTCCAAGCGACGAAGTGGCACCGGCCAGCGTGGGATGCGTGACCGCACTCAGGGCATTGGGGATCACCGCTCATCACGCGCCGCCTCGGGCTGCGGCGTGGCGGGCCTGGTCGATGTCTGGATATGCTTCCCGCCAGCCACAGTCGCATGGCGTCTCGTTGAAGGGCTGGAGAGAAGCAGAGCAGCTCTTGGTGTGGTTGCCGTACTTCTCCAGCGCCGCCAGCAGGTTGAACGCCTGCGCGTGCGTGGGACAGTGGATGATGGTTAGGTGCTTAGGGGGCCTAACCTCACCAGTGATCTCGCATCCACACTCCATGATTGTTACCCCACTCATCACGAGGCCCCCTTCACGCGGTCCAGGGCGGCGGCCTCAGCTTGGCGAATCGGCTCAAGCGCTGCCGTGGCCTTGCTGCGGATGGCAACCAGATATTCGCGGTCCGTCGCATTGCAGTGCTGGCAGACTTCGCAGGCGATGTACTCGCGCATCTGCCAACTGTCGTGCTCGATCTCCTGCAGCGCCGCCAGCATGTCATCCACCGCCGCGTGCTTGGGGCAGTAGATGATCTCGTAGGAAACTCCGCCGGAGCATATCTCATCCGCATTTGGTATGACCTCGCACGCGCACGTCATCACGAGGCCCCCTTCACATGGGCCAGGGCGGCGCAGGCAGGACAGTCTTTGGCCCAGCGGTCGTAGCGGCCAATCCGTACAGCCTCTTGGTGGGCGACCGGTGAGCCGTTCTGCGTTTCCCACGCAACAGCCCGCACATGCTCCTCACGTAGCGCCGTCACCAGTTCCTCGCGCTCCGCGTCCCGCTCGTCCAGCAGCACCTTGAGGCGCTCGGTGTCGCCCGCGATCACACCCAGGCGTGCTGCAAGGTCTAGTATGTCCACAGTTGCCAACGGCTCAAGGGCGGCCTGTTCGCTGATCGCCGCCACCAGCGCCATCGCGTCCGTGTCGGGCGGCACCTGTAACTCGCTCATGGCTGCCTCAAGGTGGGGAGTGTTGCCCAGTGCGGTTGGCCTGGTGACTCGCCTGTCGTCTCGACGTGGCCGCAAGCCCCGCAGCACCAGCCGATAGCGTAGGTGTGGGCTTCCTGCCCCCGCTGTGGGTTAATCCTGGCCCACGCGCCCTTCAGGCGTTGCGGATGCTCGCAATTTGCTTCTTGCTCGTTGCTCATGCTATCCTCCTGTCAGAGACATCCGTTCAGGCACGGCCCCCGGCCACTCGGTCAGGGGCCGCGCTGTGCCAGCATCGTTCCGCTACCGCATCACTCCCTTCCTCTAGGTTGCCCATGCTTCGACATTCCCAGACTCCCGCATGGGGTCCCGCGCCGGCATCCATGCCGGTCCTTGCTTCGCATCCGGTGCGAGCATCGCGGGGGAGGACACAGCGAACCGGACTGACCCGCAAGGTTTCCCCAGCGAGGACCCGCTGTGCCCTCCTCCGTGATGCGCCTGTGCGCTTCGCGGGGCGGAAGGGTGCCGGCGCCGAGCGGCTGGGTGGTGGCTCCCAGCGCTCTTGTGGAGTGGGACAGGCACCGCACCCCTCCGCTCCGAGAAGCCCATGAACACGGAAGCGCCGCGAAGTGAGACGTTGCTGGTGGCGTAGGCGTCCCTGGAACGGGACTGTGAGGAACTTCGCGGCGCGTCGGTACTCATGGACTAACTGCCTCCCGGCCCAGAAGCTCGGCATTGCGGCGGGCGAACTCCGCCTCGGCGGCGGGGTAAAGATCGGTTCGGCTTGGAGCCTTGCCCCGATGCTCAAGAAACACATGGGGAGGACTACAGCCACACGAAGGCTCCGCTAGTTGGCCTACCGCTACTCGAAAGCATTCTGCGGTCTGGTGGCGATGAGCTTTGGGGTAATCCTGATGTCTCAGCGAGGCCAGCCAAAGCACTTGCCCCTCCCAGTGAACGCACCGCAGCACCCACGGCGGACAGTCGCACTCGCGCTGGCCGTTGGGGCTGGGCTGGGCTAGGGGGCTACTTTCCATTCCGCCCGTCCTTCGTGTGCTCTTGCATGATGCGGATCATCTCCTCGATCACGCGGGCAGGCCGCATCTGTCGCTTCGCGGCCTCGATGTCAACCCAGCGCTTGAGGTCTGCGTCGATTCGCCATCCAGCTTGTACTATCTTGATAGCCATGTTACGACGGTAACACAGCGGCAGGAGCCTGTCAACCCCTCTAGCACGGAAATCGGTTTCATGCTTCCGCCATTGCGGATGGCGCAAAGTGCAGCGCCCCGTGTCCGGGGCGCTGCACCTGGGCGGGTAGACATCTCTGCCCGTCCGAACAGGTGGGTTCGTCCCACCCGTTAACCTGGGGTTGCCCGTCGGCCACACCCAAGGGGGCACCTCTATCCTACCACACTCAGCGTAGTGGCGCCGATCGCGTCGACCACCGTATCTGAATGCTTGCTCGCCAGATACGAAATTAGTGGCGCCGACCTAGCCCACCCGCACGCCGATGTAGGCCAGCCGACGCTTCAAGCTGTCCGGCACCTTCAGGCCGTGCTCGACGTAGGCGGCAAACTCACGGATGATCGTGGCGGCTGTGATGGTGGCTTCGTTTGGCATGTCGCCCTCCTTGTCCTTCACGATCTCGGCCCACTCTGGATTCGTGGCGTGGGCCATGGTGTAGGCCTGATAGCCGGGGAGACCCCGGCGGTGAACCTCCGCGATCTGTTCAGCCACGGCGCGGGCACCGATTACGTCATAGGTCTGGATGGTGGGCAGAACCGGCTTGCCGGCGAAGTCCTTACCATCCAGAGATGCGGCGAAAGCATCACGCACCGACTGCTGGAAGGTCATCGGGTAGACCATGGGCATCCAGCCGGCCACATGATCGGCCAGCACCCGCTGGTAGGGCAGGTCCATCCGGCTACCTCGCGTATCGACCGAGGCGTACAGTTCGGACGTGGGCTGATGGCGGCGGAACTCGGCGACTAGGCGGCGCATCGGCTCCGGGCCCTGCGCCTCCCACTCGACCTCGGCGTTGATGACGGCGAAGCGTGCGCCCTCCCTTACGTTGTCCGCGAGACGGCCCGCCTCCACTTCGGGCTGGTCCGGGTAGACGTAGCGTTCCGTCGCCCAGGCAACCCCAGCCGCGCTAAAGGCAGCATGTGTCACTGGGTAGCCCCACTTCACGATGACGCCGGCGAGGTCCGCGTCCTTTGCCCTCTGAACACAGGAAGCGACAGGCACGGCCCCGTACTGATTCCACCAAGCCCAGCGGCCTACCGCTCGCATCTCACCCTCCTTATTACCTGGCATTCTTCCGTCCGTTGATCCCGTTTTCGCTGGCGTGGCCGAAGACGTAGCCGGCCGCCGTTGCGATCACCGCAATCAGCCACGTTGGAACCTCGGTGCCAGTGAACTCCAGCACCAACGCGCCCGCCAAGGCGGTGAGCGCGAAGCCGCCAGCGAAGATGATGCGTACCATCGCTTTCGTCATTCCTACCCTTCCTTTCGTTGCTTCCACCAGCGCATTACTAGCCAGCCCCCGATCAGCAGCTTGGCGTTGAGGATCGTATCGGCGGCAATCAGCAGCGTCAGGGTGTCGTTCCAGTCCATTAGTAAATCCCTGGAATCGCACTGCCCAGAGCCGCGCCACCTTCGGGCATAACCACATGGGGCTCACTCGGGAGAGGGAAGTCACCTGGCAGGGCGTTCGGGCCTGCAGTTAGATACTCCAAGCCGATCTGCGTGAGCCTGAGCGTTCGGCCACCGGGCACAGTCACAAGTTCTACGCCAGCCTCACAGGCGTCGAACACCGATGCGGGCGTGTTGCCGTTAATCTCGTTGAACGTCCTATCGCGGCCGGCGCCGCTGGCACCCAGTATCCTGTAGCCAGCGGCGGGATCGTATTGTGTGGCATAGTCATAGGTGCCGCTCTCTAAGAGGTAGGTTCTTGCAAGAAGACCAGCAGTTCCAGTTAGGCTTGCCGAGCCAATGACCTGAACAGCGAGCGGCGTGTCGCCCCCGTCCGCGTTGGCGATAGCGTAACCCTGCTTGTCGCCCGTTACGTCCCCCTCGTCATAGGTAGTGTCGCCGTTCGGTGGTATCTCATTCACATCCTCCCAATCAGGGTTGTCGCCTGTGCCTGTGTCAAAGTCTCCATCCGTGCCGTTGGCGGTGGGCACTTTGAACTTCGTCGTTACCGAACCCAGCGGTGTTGTGTTCGGTGACACGTTGAGCACCTGGCGGGCCATCTCGTCCACATAGAAGGGGCCACCAACTGTCGGGAGTGCTCCCTTACCAACACGAGAGCCGAAGGCTAGCTTGGCAATGGCCGTGACATCTCCATCCCCATGATTGCTCACATCAATGGCCTTGTCCCAAGCTCCCGCCTTCCAGACGAAAAGCATGTCCCGTGATTGGGCCTCTACCCGTAGGTCTATGTACCAGAGAATCCAGTAGACAGTGTTGGCCGCGACATAAGGTGTGCCGACCGTCGTGCCAACCTCATCCTCGTCCTTGTCAACAATCCCTAATTCTTCGCTGGTGTTTTGTAGGAGCCGCCGGACAAGAGTGCCGCCAGTATTTCCGTTGCTAATCTCGGCAATAGAAATAGGTTCATCAAAGTCGGCGGCGAATCGGTACATGAACATGACGGTAAAGAGATTGGCGGATAGGATGTTCGCTGCCCATCCGTATCGGTTGTTGGCATCACCGTTCACGGGGTCGATGGAAAACGAGTAAGCGCCTGGGAAACCGCCCGGCGCAGCGACTATACCGTCATTGACGGTCGCAAACTGGTAGAACCCACTGCCCTGATTAGCGGCCGACTGGCCCGCTTCTGCCCCAGCGAAAGCCTCGAAGGTCATCTAGCCTCCATCTCGTCGGTCACCGCCTGCCGCTCACCGACGTAGAAGTAGAAGTTTCGGTAGTCATCATTAGGGTCAAGGTCATCCCCAATCGGGATACCCGCGCCATCTGTCTTCTTGCACGCACCAGCGGCCGCCACGCGGTCGAGAAAGCCCGTCATCCAGTCGGAGGTCTTGGGCACCAGGCCCCACACCTTCTCGGCCCCTACGGTCGCCATGTGGGCGTTGATGGCCTTGATGTTCTCGACGTAGGCAGCCAGCAGGTCCCCCCTTCGATTCAGATTCGCCAGCCAATACTTGATCATCATGTTGGCGGTCTTGTCAATGGGGCAGGTCTGCGGGTAGTCGAGGGCGACGGCCACCAGCGGTGTATCGTCCACGGCTCGCTCAGAAAACCAGGTGAAGCCTGAACGGTCGAACCAGCGGTCGCTCACATCAGCCAACGAGCGGTGCCGCTTGTCGATGAGAGCCAGGGCTCGGATGTCGTCTTGGGTATCGGATAGTACGGGCATATTATTCGTCCGACGCGTTGTTGGTGCCGTAGCGGATGTAGACCATCAGCAGCGGAGCTTCCTCTGTCATATCCCCGCCTGTCCGTTCCACCTCCCAGATCACCAAGTCCCCACCCGACGGGCTACCGGCAATCGTGAGGGCACTGCTCTCATCGGACTTGTGATAGCGCCCTACGCCTGTGAGGAGCGTATCTGTAATGGTCACCTGAGCACCCTGAGCCTCGCCGATCAAGTCGCCGTTCTGGGTAGAACTACCACGGAGGCCGAAGATCACCGTGTCTCCCGCCGAGGAATCTGTTGGTGAAATCCAAGCGTACCACCACGTCACTGTCCCACCGTCATAGTTCTCGGGGAGGAACATCTCCATGCTGCCCTGCTCATTGGCGGCAAAGGAGCGTGTAATGTAGTTCTTCCCACCTGTCCCCGTCTCAGCCTGCACGGCGTCAGCGCACGGATTCGTAGTGTTCGGGACGAGGGTGCCGGCCCTGATGATGATGCTGCGCTTGGGCACCGTGAGCGGTTGGTCAATACCGTCGTCGCCCGTGAACCACAGCTCGTTGGGCGTAGCCGTGTTCACCCATAGCTGGCCCGAACCTGCTACGTCGGCGTCGGCATCGGCCTGCTCCTTGAGGAAGACGACGCCGCCGTTGTCGATGTTGTTGCCGTCCAGGTCGATATCGCCCGTCATCGCCTTTGAGCCGTCTATGTCGAAGTGGGCATCGTGGTCGGAGCCCTCAAGCCCAGCCAGATTGCCGTGGTCCGTCACCCCCACGACAGAGAACTGAGTATCGAAGGCGCTAAGTATCTCAGCCGCAGTCCCAGCAGACTTCTGGAAGATAAAGCGCGCAGCCAGGACGCCATGCACCTGTAGCCGTTCCGGCAGGACACTGGGCGCAGCTTCGGCCTCTGCCTGGGCTTGGGTGACGTACTGGTTCGTTCCGTAGACCATGACCAGCTCACCGTCCAGCTCGATGTACCACCACAGGTTCGCCCACTTGTTGTTGCCCATGTCTTGCAGGGTGGCGTCACCATCGTCGTATTGGGTGTTCGGCCACGCAGCGACACCCGTAGCCTTCTGGCCGTCAGCCGAGTAGGTGTCGAAGGTGTCTGCGGCGCCGCCCGGGTCAGTGTCAAGAGCGCCGATGGTGAACTTGGTCAATCCTCGCCAGAGCGCACCCGTGCTCACGACTACGTTCCTAGTGCCCGTCTCAGAGAAGATCAGCCCACCAACCGCCTTGTCACGAGCAATTGGAGCGGTCCCTACAACACGTTGGATCATGAAGTTCGCGTGGTCGCCAATCTCCCAGGGAGCGTTCTGGATGTGGAGCGTTCCGCCCTCATTCACAACCGTGCCCAACGGAAAGTCGGTGTTGAGGTTGAAGTTGTTAGTCGTGCGAACGACGACGACCGGGGGCGTGCCATCCTCAACTCCGATGTAGCGGATGCTATCGGCGGTGATGGCTAGGCCGTTAGACGCAGCCCAGTCGCCGAAGCGAAGTTGCGCCGTCGGGCTGTTCGATGCACGAAGCGCGCCCGCGCCGGCAGCCACGTTGATCGTAGCGCCGCCGGCATCTGAGATAACACCGCCGTTGATCCACCCCGCCGAGTGGTAGACGGTGTTCAGGTCTTCTACGTTGCTGTAGGTCGGGCTACCAATAGTGGGGAGTTGAATGACAGATGCGTCTAGTACACTTCCCCCCTGCACGTCCGCATGGTCGTGCTGGCGGGCTTGGAGTGCGCCGCGCCCCATAACGTGCCAGCCAACACCGGTACGCATCAGGAGCACGAAGTCCGTCGCCTCGGTTAGAGACAGGTCTGAGGCATCCTCCATAAAGATGCTGTCTGACCCACCAATTCCATGCTTCAGGACAACAGTGTGCGCGCCGTCCTTCGGGGCAATGACCAGTAGATCGTTAGGCTGGCCCCCAAGAATCGCATCGAGATCGTCAGTACCCGCGCCACCATTAGTTTCGACACGAAGATGCGTCCTTGTCGCCGTGACTGTCCCGCCAGCACTGATGGTGACATCTTCGAAGTTCTCCCCCATGTTGAAGAAGACATCCGGGAACTGTAACCTCTTATCTGAAGTAAGGAGGAAGTTCAGCCAGACAGCATCAAACGACCTGTCTGCATCGTACATTTGCAACCGCCCGCTGTTAATCTCCGATCCAACCGCATCTGAGGTGTAGACGATGAGGCGGCCGGCCGGGTTAGGGAATGCAATGTCACGCTGGGCAGCGGTCATTTCTGAGGGAATGAACGGCGGTAAAAGTATTGGCATCAGCTTGACTCCGCTAGCACTTTGCCTCCGTGGAAAGAGAACATCCCGCCCACTAGGCCTCCAACTTCAAGCCGATACGTCTTACGGCCCGAGACGTTCGGGGAGGTACCATTGGGCAGATAAAACGTGCCGCTTCTTAGGACCTCAGAGGCGGTAGCAGTCCCAACAATTTCAGAGCCAGCTACAACGATCCCATCCGTGACGTTGTAAAGGCGAGCATTTACCGGCGTGCCTGCGGCAGCCGTATACATGCCGACAGTGAGGCGAAACACTGAACCAGAAGCAAAATCGTCGGGATCGCCGGTCTGCTCAAGGCCAAGCCAAGTTAGTGTATCCGGGTCCCATACCCCCCATGGAACGAATTGCTCCCCGCCGCCCAAGATGCTTGGGAGCGGAATGCGGATTGGGATTTCAACCGGGTCGGGCGTGACGGTGACACCACCGATCGTGACGCTCGGCGCCGGGACACTAATTGACACCACAACTGGGCCAGGGAGCACCGTGATGATCAAGGAGGGTGTCGGCAGAACGATGGGTATCACAACTGGATCGGGCGTAGCTATCGCCCCGCCAATCACGACAGTGGGTGCAGGTACCGAAATGGCGACGACGACTGGATCGGGGAAAAGGGTTGTGTCGAGGCCTTCAGAGATAGCCAGCGGCGCAGGAATGAGAATTGGTATCACAACCGGGTCGGGGGTCGCGGTGACGGGGCCTATGACGGTCGTTGGCGCTGGGTGGGCTATGGGGACAGCAACCGGGTCGGGGGTCGCGGTAACAGCGCCTGCGACTACTACCGGAGTCGGTATGTCAATCGGCACCTCGACAGGATCGGGAGTGAGTGTAACGGCACCGGCCACAATCGTTGGCGCTGGGACTGCCGTGGGCACCACAACGGGATCGGGCGTAGCCGTAGTGTCCAGCCCTGCGGCCGTGTAGTCAATGTTCAGCTTCGCGCCGTAGGCATTGCCCGGGTAGTCCCAAGAGCGCGGTAGCCGCTCGCCGGAGCCTGATGAGTAGATGTGCAGTAGAACGATAGCTGAGGGATCGAAGTTATTAGGAGCGCCAAGCAGCTCCTGGAGGAGCGCGGCAATCGCGGTACTAGAGGAACGCGGGAAGTCGTAATCGTTCCCCGAGGCCCAGGTCCCGAACTCACTACCGCCGCCTGGTGTACTAGCAGTGGTCCGTGGTCGCTGTGCAGTATCACTGATGTTAGAGGTTGTGGTTGTAAAGGTGCCAGGGGCCTCCGCCTTATGTGCATACCACGTAGCAATGAAAGGACCGCTATCCGAAGCATGCGCGTAAGGGAAGTTGATCTTGGTGCCAGCGTTGATCGTCGCACCCGCCAACCCCGAGACGCCCGTTGACCAGCGGAACCCGTGGTGTAGCCCAACCGAGTATTTGCCAAGGAAGAGCCTGATATAGTTAAGATTCATAGCCCCGCCGAGCTGCTGCCAGGCGTCGTCCGCGCTTGCGTCAACCTGAAGGTCTAGGGTTGCCGTGGCGCAGCCTCCAAATCTATGTCCTTGCCAGGCAGTGCCGCCACTTCGGGGTTCGCCAGGATGCCGTGTGGGTCACTCTGGTCGCGTTGCGTGGGCTCCCGCAGAGGCATCCCCTTACGGCTTATCATCTTGTCGCCCTCGAAGAATGCGTCAGCCGTGATAGCATTCGCCGTACTGTGGTCGCCCCTGTAGCCACACTCCTCCGCTGCTCGTGCGTAGCGACGGATGTTAGACATGATCTGCGGCTCAAGCTCATCCGTAAGGCGCAGGGCCATCACATGGCTGTTGATCAGGTAAGGCTCGTCCCGTCGCGTGCGCGCGGCCTTAGTCTTCCAGAAGTGGATCAAGAAGAAGGGCAAGCCGGTCTTCTTGTCTGTCGAGACCTCGACAATTCTTGGGTACAGCATGGCCTAGGTGATTTGGGCGATCCCTTGGGCGTTCCACTGGATCGTGAAGTTCCCCGTGTTCCCGTTGAAGCCGGAGATACCGCCCGACTCGATCCAGAGGATTGGGATGTCGGCTCCCGCCCCATCCACGTACTTGACGACAAGCGCACCTGCAAGGGCTCTCGTGCCGGCGCCCAGGGCCGTCCAAACCACATCGTCACTGTTGTCCCACTCGGCTCGGTCGTTCGCCGTGTCCTGGTTGAACGTGAAGTTAGCCTGGGTCGGGGTCTTTCTCGCGTAGTTTGCGCCGTCATACTCATCCAGCGCGAGTGCGGCAACTGTCGCTGCGTCTTCCTCTGTGTCCGCGTCCGTATTTGTCGAGCAGAGGATGATGTCGAATCTGTCTCCGCTCGTATGCATGTCGAGTTCGCCACGCCCGAGCATCTGCTTCATTATCGTGTATCCAAAATCGGTCATTTCCCTTCTCCTTTCCTATGGTGAGAATATCTGTGGCGATTGCGGGTCCCAGCCAAAGTTGATTTCGATGGCATAGGGCACCGCAGTTCGCGCTTCTGCATCCGTGTACTTTGTGTGGTGGGGAGCCCCGTCCCCGATAGCCGTGTGCTCTGCTGGTGTCAGGTCGCCGGGATGGAAGTGGATGTCGTCCATATCCGTGAGGGGGCCAGAATAGAGAGTTGCCCAGTCAGGGGCATGGATGTCACTGATGTAGGGGTTGAGCCAGTCGGTGTCTACAACAAGGAAAGTTTGTGATGACGAACCGCCAGGCCGGTAGCCAAAGATTCCCCGAATTACAAGCGAATCATTGGGGCCAGAAGAGGCACTTCCAAAGTTCCCAAATGACCCGTCAGCATGGGTAAAGCGGATAGTAAGATTGAGAAAAGAAAGGTCATCAATGTTGCTGGAGGAAGCGCCCGTCGTAAAGAGCGGTGCCGTTATCCCTGTCCGAATCCAGAGGTTTTGGAAAATCCCATCAGCCAGGGCGTTTGGGAAGGCTAGGGCGTTAGAGATTATATATCGTCCCCCATCAAGATTAAAGAAGCCGGGAGCTGCAAGCTGGGAACCACCAATCCACCAATAACTCATTGAGAGGTCGTTATCATACGCCTCAAGTATGCCGGGAGAGTATGAAGCGCTGGTTCCCTCTACCCTATAGAATCCCGCTAGCGTTCCTATACACCCATGGACAATTAGCCTGATTTTGCTAAGGCTATCATTACCATCCTGACGTGCTAAGTACTCACCATCGAAGGCACAATGATCAAACGTGAGATTTTTTATCTCACTAAGGGTGTTGCAGTCATATATAGCACGGTTAGCTGTAGGAGTGGAGAAGCCCACATTCGAGAAGTGTAACCCCCCAGTATCAGTGCCTCCTGTGGAGCCCTGCTCGAAGATGTCTGCGTTAGCATTGGCCGTGATAACGACGCTGCGCTGACTGTGAGAGGAGATGGTAAGAACAGCGTCTTTCTCTAGTCCCCCTATGTCGATGTCGCTCTCCGTGACGCTGTGGCAAAGCCAGATCGTCTTGTCGGCATTTGTTGCAATCGCGGCCGCTACAGCAGCAGCCAGGGTCGTGTGGGTGCCTGATCCGTCGGACGAAACTACGTAGTCAACGTTCATCAATTGGGCGCCAGAGATCGTCAGCCGCCGGTTGTTGGGCCAGGAACCCCGCGTCAGAGCGATGCCCCCGATAGCGTCGAGCTGGTAGCCGAAACCTTGCGATACCTGGTCGTCCATGCCCTCGATGGGCTGGTTGTGATGGTGGCCATCGTCTACCTTCCGCCGGTAGGCGTTGTTGGGCATGTAGTTCTCAAGCGCCTGCACGCGAGGAAGCGCCTTCTCCATGGCCTCCTCTACGGCTGAGAGCCGCCTAGGGAGGCCTAAAGCCTCGCGGTCGCCCTCTACTACGCTTTCCTGCACCAAGGCCTGTACGGTCTCTAAGGCTTCGGCGGAGAGATGCGGACGCAGCGAGTCGAGGAAGCTGTCGCGCTGCTGGTTGGGCGGGAGATCGCCTAGATCGCCCATCTACAATATCCACCTTTCAATCGTCACTTCTACCGCATACTGAACCTCGCCGTGCGCGGCAGAGATTACCGCCTCGCGGACATCTCGAACGTAGCCCGTGAAGGTGGTGTTGAACGTAGGCTCCCGCACGGGCACGCCCTCGCTACTCTTGAGGCCGCGCAGGGTCTTCAGGGCGTCCTTCACGCCCAGGCTGCTGCCGCGCATCCCGTCAGGCGTGACGGGGATGATCGCCTTGTAGGTGTGGGGTGTAACAGCGCGAATTCCGAAGGCGCGGATGCGCGGGTCGGCTGTATCGGGGCTGAAGGCCGATGCCTGATTGGTGTCGAACCGGATGGAAGGAATCACTTCGTAGCAGGTATCCCGGTTGCTTGAGGCCGTGCCGGCAGCACCCCCGCCAGCAGTCACGTTCACGGGGATGCTGAAGGTGTTGGCGCTAATCCAGGTAACGACGTGCTCACCGTTGATCTCTGGCACGGCATCGTGCCCCGCTATCGTCACGATGTCGCCTGACTGGAAGCCATGAGCCGTCACCGTGAGCACCGTCGGGTCTGCGGTGGAGGACGAAGTGATCGCCGTGCTCTTTTCGACTGGCGTGAACTCGAAGTGGCCGGGGCCATCAGCGGATGTCAGAGCGCTTCCAACCTGGATAGATGTGGTGATCCGGTCACGGTGTATCCGCGCCTCGATATCCACGTTCGCGTACTCGTTGTTGTCGATGTCGAGCCACATCATGCGGATGCGCTTCTGCTTCTCAGGCTCACCGAAGTCAGTGCCAGGCATCCATATCTGGGCCTTCTCGTTGTCCCCACCACGGTAGGTACTCGCAAAGCCATCAATCCTGATCTGGCGGATTGACCCATCCAACTCGAGGTCAAAGACGGCAAAGCGGCGGGCATCGTCCAGCATCCACAAGATCGGGTTCGCGGAAGTCGTGGTGATGCCGATGCGAAGTTTCGCACTCCAACCGGTTTCTCGGGGCGAGAGCAGATTCCCCATCCACTTGATCGTGCCATCGCTTTCGACCCAGCCAACATGCAGACCTGTGTTGCTGGTAACTGCGTAGGCCCAGCGACCCCAGGCAGCGAACCCGAACCATCCGAGGGGGCTAGGCGTCAAGCCATCCAGGTTGATAGGTGTCCAGTTTGCGGGTGCATCAGGCCCAATGGTCACTGCGGAGTCTCCCCAGACACGCCAGAGGCCCGTGCTGTGAGCCCAGTAGGCGTAGGGGCCAAAGGCCCCGCTGTTGGAGCCGTCAAGGCCCTGGTAATTGGTGAGGTAACCACCCGTCGCGCCGACAAACTCCATGACAGGAATGCTGTTGCCCTGAGAGTCGAAGCGATACGGGCGATCCGGCTTGGAGACGAACAACTCACCGCTCACGCTGAGCATGTCCGTGATCTGGAAGCTGCTATCCCCAACTTCGAAGTCGCCTGCGAAGCTCGCGGCATCAACCGCTGTGGCTGAAGCGTCAATCTTGTTAGTGGTGTGCGCCCTCCACATCTGGGCCACACCCTCGTTCTGCATCTTCGCGAGGTGCAGTGCGAGAAAGTCCATCGTGTTCCAGGAGTCATTCGTGATGGCGTCAGCCCCAACGGTGTCCAGCCGCTCCACAAAGGCCCCGGCAACGCCGCCGAAGGGCACGTACCACTTGCCCTCGAAATACACTGGCCGGCCCGCTTCGCCGTCGCTGATCGTCGTGCTGCCCGTCTCCTGGGTCGGAGTCCCGATGCCCGACCCACCTAGATCGATCTTATAGATTCGGCCAGCGTTGGCAATGTAGAGGTATTCCTTGCTGCCGGGGCCGTCCATGACGAAGCCGTAGGCAGGTTTGTCCGCGTCGGCCCCCGTGGACAGCGTGATGGCTGCGACCCGCGCACCCTTCCGCATCCTGAGATAGGGAAAGGTGGACGTATCCAGGTTCACAGCGTTGTAGATTTGGTTCGGCGCGGTGATCTGCTTCTCGGTGAACAAGCCCATGCCGCCGTTGAAGCCCGAGTCGTAGCGGCGCTCCAGGGTGCGCGCAGAGGCAACTGTCTCCCACTTCTCGCAGGGATACTCGATCCCGTTGATAGCGATGCGGAAGGGTTCTGGCCCGCCGGCGGCGAAGTCCTCTACGTCTTCCTGGGGTGGCGCGAGCGGGTCTTGGACCATGCCATTACACGCTCGTTAGGGGGTTCGGGACGATGCGGAGTTCCTGCAAATTATATTCCAGCGCCTCGGCTCGTGCCTTCGCCCTGCGAGTCCACGCCTTCTCCTTTGGATCGCCCCAATCTCGCAAGATGGTCGCTATGACCCTGCTCCGTAGGTACTGGCGGTCGGCGGGTGTCGTGGCGGCGTTGGTGATGATGTCGTCAAACTGCCGCATGACATCAACGTAGATAGGCCGGCTGTCGGCAGGTATCATCCCACCCAGCTTCACCTGATGCACGCCACGGGCGTTCAGGATGCTGCCCGGTGCGTGGTCGGCGCGAGGCTGCACCCCAAGCGGGATATACATGTCCCCGGGGCTCGCACCAGCGCCGGAGGCAGGCCCCGCGTCAAGGTAGCGGAATCCCCGTACCTGCCCTGGATAAGTAAACCAGGAGGGCATATCGTAGCTGCGCTGTGACGTGGACTGGACGATGAGCGGGGCGCTCACGTAGAAGTCGTCCAGGTTCGCGTTCGACAGGAATTGCAGCTTGCACTGCTCCACGCCCGAACCCACGGCCATGGTGAACCGCACCTCAGTCCAGGCGGGCTCGTCAGGGATTACTGTCTTCAGAGCCGCACTGCCAGTCGTGTCGTAGAGTACGACATCCATCGAGCCCACGTTCACCCAGACGAAGACGGAGACGAGCAGGGTTTCCGTGTCGGTGACAGAGAAGCTAGCCGTCTCAAAGCCCTCATCTGCACCGTCAGCGATGATGTGGACTGCCCGCTCTCCCAGGAAGACACCACTGGAAGTGGTGACGTAGGCACTCGTACTGGGTGTGCTCACGGTAGCGAGTGCGCCCGCGTCTACAGCGCCCGCGTAACTCGGGTAATTCGTCAGGTCTGGGTCAGCGACCAGCGACGGGAAGTGGATATGCGGCCCCACAGTCTCGCGCAGCACATCCGAGATAATCTGCTCCAAGCGTTCTGGGCCAAGCCCCAAGGGGTAGATCAGGTACTTCGTCGCGGTAGCTGGCAACACTGGAACGGCAGGCGAATAGGTCAAGGCAGAGGTGCCGTTGAAGCCACCATCATCCACGCCAACGTAGTCGCTCTGCTCCGCTACCGTACCCCCAGCGCCTCCGTCCGTGACGTTGACCGGGATGCTAAAGGTGTTGGCGTCGATCCAGGTCATGACATGTGCACCATTGATGTCGGGCGTACTGCCGTAGTGGCCCGAGATGATGACGGTGCGGCCGGCCACATTCGACAGACCGTGGCTCGCCGCAGTGATAACTGTCGGATCGGCAACCGAAGATGAGGTGATAGTGGCGGCAGGAATGTCCGTCATGATCTCCAAGTCGCGGCCATCGTAGCGGTTAGCCTGCGTCGTGCCGCGCCCCAGCTTAGTATCCACCAGCGTTGTCGTGCTGCCACCGCCAGTGGTTCGCAGCGGAGTAGGCAGCTTCGCTATGGCCTCGTCCCTCGGGGCGAGCGCCTGGATCACGTCCTGCTTGATAACCTCGCGGCTCGTAAGAATGGCCATCAGCGCCTCCTTCGCTTCACAGGTTGGCCACCAGCCCTAGCGCCGAAGAAACCGCGCTGACGGTTGCTGAGGCGCTTTCCATGCACCTCACCGTGGCGGAGTATCTTCTTGGCCTTCTGGCGGCTGACAGGGCTGCGGGCCATCTCTACCTACGCCTTACACCTCTACGCAAAGGGCGCGGCCGCCGAACCGCAGCCCCATCAGGCTTGGTCGTCCTCACCCTGCCCGGTGTAGTGATCGCGCCGAATCCGCGTCTCGGCCCGACCTGGCTAATCGGCCTTCGTACTCTACGTACAGCTCTGTGTGGCATGACCCCTCCTAGGCTCCATTACCGAGCGGATGCCTTCGCGTTGCCCTGTTGGGTGTGAGCAAGGCGGGCCCCTGCTGTTGCGGCTCAACAAGCATCACGGGCTGTGGCGCACCTGGCTGAACCATGCCATGAAAGCTGCACTCAGCCATCGGGTGCCAATAGAGCGACTTGTCCTCATTGACAAGCAGCAGCCGATCACCCACGGCGTCTACCGCCAGCACCCACTTGCCCTGGCCCTCCTCCGTGAGTCCCTCTACCTCGACCGAGAATGGAAGCATTTGATCCTCCTAGCTATACCAGATGTGCGCGAAAGCCATCTTCATGTAGTTGGTGCCCCCGCCCACGACGCCAATTCCGAAGTTGACTGGGAACTCGTCCGTTTCCAGCGCCAAGAGTGATGTCGCGTCGTTCTGGGGCACCCCGTCCACAGACCACTGCACTCCGGCCGAGGTGATCACGATCTTCCAGTGATGCCAGTCGGTGTCATCAACCGGCCCAGCAGCGCTCGTAGCCGCACCGCTCCTCAGCTTGAAGTTCGTACCGTCTGAATGAATCACGGCCAGCGCATCGTTGGCGGTGACGATAGAACCGCCGCCCTCAACGAAGCCGAAGCCCGAAGCCGGTTCATTGCCGGTGGCATCTAGGAAGGCCGCGAAGACCTCAAGCGTGAGCGTTGTCGGGCTGAAGCCCAGGAATTGCCCAGCCAACTGCCCGTGAGCATAGCTGCCGAAGATACCCGGCGAGGTCAGAAGGTCGGAAGCAGCATTGAAGTGGAAGGAGGAAGGGTCTTGATCGGTGGGATCAAGGAAGCTCCCATCCGAACCCACGTCCTCAACGATGCTGGTAGTCACCCAGCCGTGAACCGCCAGCACGTCTAGCCCCTGGCCGGTGGCTACGGTAGCCTCGCCAGGACCGCCTGCTATCCAGAAATCCGTCCCTGCCGATTCAGCCCAGTAGCGGGGATTGGTGACATGTTCCCGCAGGTTGTGGCTAACTCGGACGATCCCGTGTCCCCTGGGTGTGGACAACTCCGTTGTCATCGTCCTTCTCCTTTGCTACTTGTGCGCGCCCACCTTATGACCTCGCACTTGGTTTGCGGTGCCCGTGTAGGCGCATCCCTCTATGGGGCAGGACTCCATTACCTCGGTCGCAGTGGGCGCAGCTTGATTGCCACGCGCCAGTTCTAGGATGGCGGCGTTCTGGGCCATCGTCGCCTCGAACTGCCGGTCCTGGCGCTCAATCGCCTGCTTCTCCTTTTCGTCTGAGACATGCTTCTGCCAGATGTCCCACGTCTTGACGTGCTTGCCGCTCTCGTGGATGTACTTTGCGTAGGCGTTCGCCAGTTGGCCAGCCGGGCAGAACTTGCCCTGTAGTCCCAGGCTGTCCATCAGGGCCCGCTCAGGAGAGTTCTTGTGAAGGAAGCACTTTACCGCACCCTTCTGGTAAGCGGGAGCCCTGTTGATGTCAGCCGTGAACATGAACCTGCCATCGGGCAGGGAGCGTTCCAGGAGCTTGCGGGCGCGCTTCCGGGTGACGACAATCGGCTCGCCGTCCAGCGTCGCGTAGATGATGGCCATCGGCCTCCGGGGGGACGTGTCGATGAACTTGATTTCGGACTCGTCCTGCTCGATGCCTTCCACCTGCTTCAGAAGATCACGGCGCTGCTCCTCGCGCTCTGCGGCCTGCTGCATCTGCTTCTGGGTCTCCTCCACGGTGACGGTTTCACCCGTCCGCTCCTGGGCCATCTCTGTCTGGGTGGGAACGCTAGGTGCGCCCATTCTTCCGCTCCTTTACTCTGTCCCTCAGGGCTCGTACCGCTGTCTGCTCGGGCCAGGCGTTACGCTCCGCCCTGAAGTGGGGGCCTATGACGGTGCGGTTGCTCTTGGCCTTGTAGCGCAGTTCCACCTGGTCCACCGCATCCTGGACGAGGGTGGATTCAGCCATCATCTCCCGCCGGCGATCCATGTACTTCGTCTCGTGGCGGTTCTTCTCGGCGTGGGCCTGCAACTCGGCCACCGTGTTCTCGCCGAAGCTGGGCATCAGGATCGGCATCACCTTGTTCTCGTAGTCCTCCACCGGACCGATGTCCCACATGTACTTCGCAATCGCGTCGTCTCGGATGACGAACACACGCTGCACCCAGCGCATCCGCATCCCAGGCCCTTCGGGGTAAGGCATCGAGAGGGGGCCTTCTGCGAGGCCGTGGCACTCTTCGTCAGGAGAAATCCGATCAGTTACGATGTGCATTCGTGGCGATCTACCTTCCGTTGGACTGTCTTCGCGTCTGGCGCATAGACAACCTCGCCGCACTTGGCGCAGGTGGCCCAACTTTGCAGCTTGACCTTCGGCATCTAGCGCTTCGGTGGCTTCCTCGACGCCTTGGCGATGGCTTCAGGCGTCATGCAACTTTCGCAGGGCTTTGGGCAGGGCATATTGCGTCTCCTTATTCTACCTCGAACTCGGTGATGAGCCCGTTCTCGATCTTGATCTTCTTGAACGTTCCCTCGTATTCACCGGTGAGCCCGCCGCCACCAACAGGCGTCCCCGCTACCTTGAGCGAGTCGAACCCGTCCTGATCCATCTCCCACTGGCTCGTAGCGGGGTTGTAGCGCCGCCACTGGCCGGTGCTTGGCTGATACCAGCGGCATCCTGGGCCAAGCCCAGTAGGCGCGGACTCACCGGTGAACGTCGCGTTAGGCATTACGGAGCCAGTTGCAGCATGTAGAGCTGGTCCCCACCCCCACTGGAAGTCTTGGGCAGCAAGTGCCCGGCCCTCTGGTAGCCACCAGCGGCGGCTGCCTCGGCCTCAATGTGGCCGTACAGCGAACCGTTGGCGGCGAAGTAAACCTCGCGGTCGAACGAGGTCACACCCGGCACGGTGCTGATGACTCTGCCGTAGCAGGGCCCCCACGTCTGGCCCCAGTAGTAACTCCCCGAAGCCACCACGCAGACGGGAACGCACATCACGCTTGCGAAGGCGGTCGAAATCTGGCGCGTGTCGTAGTAGATGCTGGGGTAGCCCGTGACCCAGGTAGTGTCGGCGACGATGGCTGTCTCCAACGGACCGTCCAGGTAGAGCAGGATGTCGGTTCCGTCCGAGGCGTCATTGCGAAGGATGCGCCTCACCTGAAGGCGGTTGGTGAAGATGGCCACCCAGCCGCCCTTGTACTGGTCTGCCGTGCCCGTCGTATTCACCACCTTGATGCTGGTGGCCCCAATGGCGGCGGCCTGATTGGGCTCCTCGTTGGTGAGGCTCCAACTATCGAAGTTGGAGGCGCCATCATGTCGCTGCAAGACAGCGCCGGCCCTACAGTAGCGAAACACTCGCTCGTCGACCGCGAGCCTCGTGCCTAGGTCGTACTTCTGTACGGTGCTGTCCTCGTAGACGAGCGGGCTCGCGTCGGAGAACTTGGTGAGCGTCGCCCCGCCGGAAACGATGTCAACCGACCCGAGGGCGTGGTCACGCCGAAAGCCAAAACGAGTGGGAACTACCATGGTCTTTCCTTTCTGGTAGGGGCTCAGGGCCCCACCTTATACCAGCGGAGGTGTTTCTCGGCACACCCCCACAAGCCGACTAGCGTTAGCGAGTCCAGTCCGTGTTCGCGTCGACCAGGAGGTAGTCCACGTCCAGATCACAAACGGTGTTGTCGTTGGCAAACGGGCCACAGATCACGCCCTGAAGCGTCGTTGTGGACACAGCCCCAGTGATGAAAGCCTCTCGGTTGCCGTTGATCCAGAACTCTACCCTGCCGTCTCGATGTGCGACGAGGCGCAGAATGTCGTATTCACCGGCCACCGCCAGAATCCCGGAGTCCATCCCGAGCGTAGACGTTGGACCTGACGCGTCGCCGCCGTTGTAGACGCTGTGCCAGTAGCCTGCTGCCGTCAACTCGCTCGACAGGTAGAACCCGGCATAGTTCGATACCGTCTTCGTGATCGTGGTGACGGCGGAGAACGTCAGGGGGCTCCTCAAGTCGTCCGCGATTGTGCCGCAGATGCCGATGAAGATTTCCCTGGCGGTCAGTGCCGACATCTGTACCCGCGCCTCAACTACTATTGGGCCGTTGAGGGTGGGGCTGAACACGAGATCGGTGGTGAGGGCTACGGTCTTCGTGTCCTCATCCGTGGTGGTAAGCCGGACAGCGCCACCAGCGACGCCGAGTGCCAGAACACCTGCATCGTTGGTATCCGTGTCGCCCTTGATGGCGTAGTCGCCGATGTAGTACCCCGCCGCCGCCGTGTGAGCGACTGCGATGGCGAGGGGAATCTCTGGCCCTGTGAAGTGGTTGAACAGGTGGATTTTACCTGGTCCTGACTGTGGCATTGTATTCTCCTTCTAGTCTCGCGGTGACTAGGATGATGGCTGCGTTGCGTCGGACAGGTGGCGCTGCGCCCACACCTGCGTACCCGCAGAGGTGCGCTCAACGTAGCCGTACTCGTCGGTCATGATGATTACGCCCGCGCCCCCACCGAAGTACGGGTCGCGGTCTGTCTCGGGCTTTCGCATCATCCCCATGACAGCCACAACGCCCTCCAGCGCGTGAGTCGCGCCGTTCGCGTCGGGTGTGCTGTCGATGCTGATGTTGCCGGCCTTGAAGACGTTGGAGCCGGATACCGTACCCCTGAAGCCCCGGCGGAAGACTTCCTCCGTGAGCCCATTGGGGATGGTGTAGGTGCCGACACCGGCGACCAGTTCGGCCTGGATGTCGTAAATCTGGAAGCCGTGTAGGATGGTCGAGATGGTGCCCATCGAGGGCTCTGTCACGTTGCTCTCGATGTTGGACACGGCGGCCGAGATGTGGCCGAAGGAAATCGGGTTGCCGGTTCCCGGTGATGTCGTAGTGGCGAAGCCCGAGAACAATGCAAGGTAGTCCTCGTCCTTCTTGCGTTCCATCGCGTTCTGGGCCAGACTGCCCATCTTGGCACTGACGACAGCCGCAATCTTGCGGAACGTGCGGTCGGTGATCTTGATGAGAATCTGGGTCATGTCGGGTTCGAGTTGGAGCAACTGGCCGGAAAGCTGCTGGAAGTTCTGGTTGCGGGTCGTCTCGGTGATGTCCGATGCCTGCTCTTGGTTCAGCGAGAACTCCTGCCAGTCTAGGCCGGTGCCCTTCTTCTGCCTGATCACGTCAGTGGTGCGCTGCCAAACGCCCTCGTCCTCGCGGATGATCCGGGCCTGTGCGATGATCGAGGGAAGCGCATCAGTTAGTGATCCGGTGGTTGTTTCGCCTGATGGCATGTCTTTCTCCTAGGCTCTAGCCCTTACGGCGAGCCATAATGTCCTTGATTGTCCCGATGGGTGTTTCCGGGTTCATCAGGATGTCGTCTTCTTCCGCCTTGCTCTTGCCACCACCACCTCCGCCTCCCGGCGGGTTGACCGGTGGTGCTTGGCCGTTGCGCTTGGCCTCACGCACCTCGGTTTCGAGGCGGGTGATCTTGGCCTTCGCTTCCGTGAGTTCGTCCTTGAGCGGTTCCTTTGCAGAGTCCGCAATGGCGTCCACCATGTCGGTGAAGATTGAGGAGTCCGTGCCGCCGCGCGACAACCGATCCAGCCGTGGCCGGAAGTCAGAGAGCAACGCCTCCGACTTCACGACATCACCTAATTCCTTAACAAGGCTGGCGGCTCCATCCCAAAGGCCGTCTCTGCGACGCTCCTCATTGAACAGCGCCACAGTCTCCTTGTTGTCATCGAGTAGGTCTTGGAGTCGGGCTAGGTCAACGGCAGGTTGGCCGTCTTCCCCCTTGGCACGGGCCATGCGCGTTATGTCCGTGGAGAACCGCCCTAACTTCTCCCCGATGACGCGCATTTCATCTACCCGCCTATCGTGGAGCGGTTGCAGCTCCTTGAATGCCTGGTTCCGACCTTCCTTCTGTGCCTGCTCACGGGCCGTGGTCACGCGATCCTCAACGAGGGGCTTGATCGACTCATGCTCAATGACATCAGAGGCTTCGGGGATGGTCGCCCAGGCTACGGGCTCTGGCGTTGATGCATCACCTTCGCCACCGCCGACTTGCTCAGAGTCGCCCCCAGTCTGTTCCTGGGCCTGTAGGGGCGCAGATTCCAGCGGGGCAACGGGTTCCGGGCTGTCGGTGGGGGGTTGGGCGGGGCTTGCCAGTGCGTTCTCGTCGGGCATAACAGAACACGCTCCTTTGAGGGTTGACCCCTAGGGAGCGCGTCCGCTTGACGGTGCACCTCTATGATAGAGAGCGACGGTCGCGCCCCTAGAGGTACAACCGTCGCCTAGAATCCTACGTGATGGGCCTTAGTCTGTCAAGTGAGCGGTTTGTGCCGCGATTTGAACGATGAGCCCTGGTATCTACGCTATCGGCGTCGCGTAGGCTCGTGACGGGCTCAGGAGGACGACCTCAATCACCTCTATCTCCTGGGCGCTACCCAAGCGTCTTTTCCCCACAGCCCCAAGGCTACATCCTTGATTCTAGTCTGTCAAGGGGCTACTGCGCGGCGAGTACACGCCGTATCGCGTCGGTCTTCAGTTCTGGGTAGAAGAACAGGAGTTGGTCAGCGTTGTCCACAATGAAGCGCACGTAGTCCAGATTCAGCAATCGCTGCCTCGCAGAGGTGCTTTGCAGCGCACGGGCCTCTAGTATGAAGCGCTCGTCCTTACCCAACGCCTGGCCCGCCCTCTCGATAGCCTCCTGCATCGTGGGAATGTCCGGGGAGTCCGGCCCTCTCTCGTCCTTGATGCGGTCCCGGATGGCCCGCACGCGGCGCAAGAAGGCGTCAATCTCGCGCTTTCTCTCGACCGAGATGCCCCGGAATTGGGGGATGTCGCTGAGCTGGTTGCGGAGTTGCTGCGCCTGAAGGAAGCGCGTCTCTACATCCTGCAATTCCGCCGGGAGACGCAGGCGTGCTTCGTAAGCATCCTTGAAGCCGGGCACCAGGGCATCGATCTCGCCAATCAGCCTGTCACGCTCCTGCCCGAAGGCGAACCAGTCCGGCTGGGCTGAATCCACATCGAAGAACTGCTCGCTGAACGGGTTCAGTTCGTTGAACTCCTGGCGCAGCCTGCCAGCCTCGCTCTCGGGATCACGGAAGTCTACATCCGCGAAGGCGGCGGATGTCGCGCCGAAGGCGATCTTCTTGAAGTCGGAATACTGATTGCGGAATTGAGGCCCTGCGTTCGGGTTGTTCTGGCGCACTTGTTCGGCGACTGGTGCGAGGGCGGCGATGGGTCCTTCCAGCGCGGACTCGATTCTCTGGCGGCCCTCAGACTTCCCAAGGATGGCAGACAATTCGGGATCAGCATCCACAATGACTCGGTGTACTTCTGGGTTGTACGGAGCCAGGTCTGGATATTGCTTCTCAAACCGAGCCGCCAGTTCCTCGCTCGGCGTTGTGTAACTCTGGACACCCACACCGAAGCCCGCTGGTAGGGCAAGCAGTCCATGCGCCCAACCACCTTCCTTGACCGCCTCAAAGACATCCTGGATGAACAGCGAGGTCAGGTTCTCGTAAGCTTCCCTGCCGATTACCTCTGGCGTGAAGGCTATGTCCTCGCCGATGGCTGTCTCGCCACGAAGCACGTCCACGGCTTCCCCAGCGGCAGGCGAGAGTTTGTTGCGAAGGAACTCGCCTGCTACGGTGAGCAAATCCACATCGACAAGCGCACCGCTGGAAATCTTCCTCTGGCCGCTGGCCGCCTGCGCTATCAAGCGCCCTAGCGGCTGGAAGCCCGCCCAGATGTCCAGGCGGGTAGGGCCGACCCTGATCTTGCCCCAGTTGCTCGAACGCGGGTCCATCTCTACATCCGCAAGTCCCGACATCTTGATCATGGACAGAAGCCCAATACCCGTGCCGACGAACGCTATGAGATTGCGAGCTGCCAGCTTTCTAACGTGCGGCGAGCGCGAGAACAGGGACAAGGGAATCTGTACGAGTGATGCCTGTCGGCGGGCCGAGAACATGAGGCCACTAAGCAGCGGCGTGTAATCCTTGAGAGGGCCGATCTCGCCCCTACCCGTGAAAGCATTGATCATCGAGGCCAGCGCATCGCCCTCTCCCGCTGCTACCTTGTCGATGTTGTTCGCGTACATGTCCAAGCGCAACTTCGAGAGGAACGTGAGGTGTCCGCGCTCCGACTGTCGGACGCCGGGAATCTTGCGGATCATCCGACCAACAAAACTGCGTTCACCAGGGAGCATGAATGCTTCTTCGCGTTCGGCCAACGGTAGGGCGCGGCGACCCCCGAAGGTGAGAGCCAACTTATCATCAAGCGCCCGCTGGTACAAAGGATGCGCCCGCATCGAGGCCTCAACGCCGTCCGTGAAGCGTTGGCTAGCAAATGAGCGAAGGTAGAGCGGGATGTTTCCGTAGAACTCACGCGAACCAACGGTGGTAGCCGCCTGCCTGAGAATGGCGCTCACATCGAAGGTGGTCATGAGGGTTCGCGGCGCGTTGATCACGCCCATCAATTCCTCCCAGACCTTCGCCCCAAGAGGCCGCTTAGCCAGAAGGGCTTCTACCAACTCTGGGCCGAAGACCTGTTCCAACAAGTCAAGTTCGGCAGTTTGGGGCAGGCCGCCCATCAGTATCTTTTCCAGAGCGGTCATCGTGTTGATGCGGGTGAAAGTCGTGCGTTCCTTGCCGCGATAGAAGTCACCAACGGTATTGAAGAGATCATTGATTTCGTCGGAGGTGAGCAAGGCCTCTGGTGCCTCAAACTCTGGCGATGGCAATTCGCCGCGCAATTCACCCTTCCCTGCGCGGAGTTGTTCGCGGCCTGTAACGCGCTCCATTGCGGCTTCTGCACGGCCAGCGCGACGGCCTAGTTCCTCAGTACGCAACCGGCGCTGTTCCGGCTTCAGGCGCTTCGCGCTCCTGATGAGATTCGTCAACTTGTCAACCGTCGTTGGCTGTCCCGCAAGTGCGTCGGGGACTTGGCCTGCCGCCCTCGCGGTAGCGACTTCGGCGGGCTGTACCGCTGCGGCACGGGCCGTCGCAGCACCACGAGGCGCAAGTACATCTGCTGTTATCTCAAAGCGCCTAAGACCTGCCGCACCCCTCTCGATCTCACGAGCACCAAGGCGATCGAGTAGCCTTGCCACTTTGGGATTACGTGCTGTCGCCCTGATAGGCCGGCCTGGATTCACCGCCATCACGTCCTTCAGAATGTCGGACACATCGCCGAGGTCTGCAATGTTGGGATCGCCAGTTATACGGGAAAATGAAACTTCAATCGAGGTCGGATTGCCATCTAGGATTACTTCGATCCCGTCAGCCCGAATGACGGCCTTGCTCCCACGGGGGCCAAAGCCTCCCGCAAGATCGCGCGGTAGTACAAGATGTTGGCGTGCTACGACATCCTCCGCCACCTCGCCCGCAGCACGGGCGGGAACCGCTTCAGGCGCACCAGCAGGAAGTTCTACCTGCGGCCCTCGACGTGCGGTAGCCTGGGCAATAGCCTCGTCTGGCGTGATGACACGCCCACTCGGAAACTCTGTGAATCGCGCTCCGGGCTGGCCGGCAAAGAGGCGCGCGCCCTCCGGTGTATTCAGGCTACCCGTGATCGTCCCCGGCACCCGACGGCGCAACTCGTCAAGGAACTCCTGGCCGCGTCCTGGGGCGTTGATGTCCATGAGGTGTGCGCCCTCCGGCGTCAGGCGGTAGTCCAGTTGCCCGCCCTCGCCAGTAAGCCGGTGAATCTGTCGTGGCTGATCGATTACCGCGTCTTCGATACCCCTGACTGGCGCTGCCACCTCGCCCGCAGCGCGGGCGGGTGCCTCACGGCTCAGCGTCTCGGCGGCCTGTTCGGCCAACTGCCGCTCCGCCGCATCAGTAGGCGGCGTGCGGGTGAGGAAGCGCCTTGCCCCAGCAGCCAACTCACGCAACTCAGCGCGCGTGGCCTGGCGGCCTGTGCGGGTAAGCAACCTGGCTGCCAGCGGCACGCCCTTTGCAAGAATCCGCAAAGCGTCATCCAGAATCGGGATGGGAAGCAAGTTGGAAGGCACTAGGACTTCAGGCGCGACGACGGCCCCGACAGCCTCACCGATCTCTGCTGGGCGGCCCGTGCCGGGGATGTCCGGTACACCTGCGGCCCTGAGCACTGGTGGCGTCGTGGGAGCGAACTGTTCGCCGATCCTTCTACCGGCGAAGCGTCCGATCGGATCAGTCAAGGGACGAAGCAGCTCTACTTCCGCCTCTAGTTCCCTCAGTAGCCCCCCCAGGTTTTCCCTGATGCCCATTGGCCGCCTACGGGCCTCCGTCACGGCCCCCATAGCCGCAAGGTCTTCCAAGCCGAGTTCAACATCGGGGCCGGGGCCAATGCCCCTTACAAGTGTAGGCGGCTGAAGGCCCAGCAGCGGCCCCCTCTCAGCCGGTCGCGGCGTGGCGATAGGTGTTGGCGGCGGCGCTGGCCGAAGGCGCGGTTCCACCATCGGCGGCTGAAGGTTGAACATGCCCTGGCCCGCAGCGAGTTCGGTGAGACTCTGGTCGGTGGCGGTCGTGGCGCTTTGTAGCCCCTCCGCCAGCATGGGGCCGAGGCCACCTACAACCTGCTCACGCCTGCGCTGGAAGCGCCGAGTGCGAAGTCTGGCACCGGGGCTGTCCCAACCTGGTCCGATGGGCATGAGCTAGTACCCCTGAACGATGGCTTCGTTCCAACGCGGGAGAGCGCCCTTCGCCTCTTCTCGCTTGATCTTGTTCCGCCACGCAGCCATCTCAGAACTCTTCAGGAAGGCTTCGATCTGGGGAGTCCAGTACCACGGATGGACAAACATCGTCGCTCCTATCTCAGCGCGGCCGTGGCGAACTGGCTGGCGGTCCCTCTCGGCGTGAAGAAGCCCAATTCTCTCACTTGCTGCTCATCACTCATGCCCGCAATCCTCCAGCTACTACGAAGGAGGCCCTGAGTGTCAGGGTCGAGTGTGCGCCAGACGCCTGCGAGTTGGCGCGGGGCCGGCAGGAAGATGCTCGGGCCGCTTCGGTCCGGCAAGCCCTGCTCGTCCACCGAGAGCGGCATACGCAGCGGCGCAGCCCTTTGGGCGAACGGCCGTAACTCAGCGGGCGGGGCTTCCGTCAGCGGCTCCCCGCCAAACTGCCCCAGCTCCCCTATCTCTGAGAGTGGGAGGGCAGTCGCCTCCTCGGGGTTCAGCCCCATGCGCTGGACATCAAGCAGGCCACCGATCTTGCGGATGTCGCCCTCCGGGCTGCGGAAGAAGAACTCGTCTGTGCCTGCCGCCTGAAGCAAGGCAGGGCGGACCCCCAGCATCCCGAAGGTCTCGGCGGCACGGCCAGGCTGAAGGCTCAGGCCCGCGCCTCCAAAGCTGCCGAACGCGCCAGCAAGCGCCTGCCCCTCTGTCCCGGTACGGCCCAGCGGAATGAGGCCAGGATCATCGAAGCCGATCTCCCGGAAGATGGGCTCTAGCCCACGGGCAATGGCCGGGGCCGTTCGCGCCAAAGGATCGGGTGCCTCCGCGAAAGGATCGAACTCCTCGAGCCCGCCCTGTGCCCTCTTCGTCAGTGGGATAACACGGACTGTCCCCTGAGGCGTAAACTCTACGACTTCGGGGCCGGCCTCGCCCACGAGCATGCCCCGGCCAGTGCCCTCCGTCCCGCCAGCAAAGCCAGGCTGCGGACGTGGCAGGCCGCCCCGGACAGTCTGCCTGAGTCCGGCAGTCTGTTCCTCTAGTTGAGGCAGTGTCGCTTCCGCGCCCAACGGCTCCGCTATCGGCTGAGCGGCAACGCCGCGTAGTTCCTCCTCGAAGGCGCGTTGGGGCGTCTGGCCTATCGAGAGCGCGCCCTGGGCCGCAAGGCCACCACGTATCACGTCCTTCCCGAACATCTCGGTAACCAAGTTGCGTGCCTGCTCGCGGAGCCCCGTCTGCTGCTGGATGAGGGACGCGGCCTCGGCGGCGGCATCACGTCTCAGGCCAAACTGGCGCTGCTTCTCGGCCTCCTCGGCAGAGAATGCGCGTTGCACGCCAGCCTCCTCGCTCTGAAACCCCCGCGCCTCTTCCTCCAACTGACGGCGCTGCTCAAAGCTGAGCCCGCCACCGCCGGCCCCACCTTGGGGCAGAATGCGGGTCTGGCGCTGGACGCCCTCCGCGTCGATCTCAACGTGGGAGCCCAGGGAAGTCATGAAAGTCCCCCCTGGGAAGGGAATCGGGTTGCTTCCTGGCCGGAGCAAGAAGAGTCGGCGTTCGCCAGCGGTGCCTCGCGTGAGAACGCCCAGAAAGTCGCCGGTGTTGGGATCGAAGAGAGGGCGGCCTATCGCGCTCCCACTTGCTTCGCCATCCTCCCCACCACCGCCGAGTATGGATGCCAGTTCCTCATCTGTCAGTTCAGGCATTGTCTTCCTCCGCTAGTTCCTTCACGGCGCGTTCCAGCCGCAGCACGAGACGCCTCGGGATGGGCTTGTCGGGCGGCAACTGGTAGCGGGCCGAGAGTTCGTCAAACTGTGCCTCGATGAGGAGCGGGTTGCCCAGAAGCGCGCGGTGCGCAGCCAGGCGTTCCTGGCGTGAGAGCTTGCGGCCGACGGCGGGACTCTGGATTAGGCTCTCCTTCTTCTGGCGGATGTCGTCCACGGCAAGTTGGCGCGCTGTCTCCATCGCCTCGCGTCCCAGGCCCACAAGATCGTCGTTGCTCATGGCGCTGTCACCACTGGTTTCGGCCCTCCCGGCTGGGCGCTCAGAGGCGCACCGGCGCGGTTCGCGCTCCGTGCCGCCGATCCCCTGACGGTTTGGTTGACGCCCGGCGGCAGCTTGCCTCGCCCGTCGAACTCCTCCATGCTCATACCCTCGTCGCCGGCCAGTTCGACATCGGCCTCCTCAAGGAGAATCTGCATCCGCCAGGCAGCCATCTCCTCACTCAAGAGGAACCGCGTGGCCTCGGAGTTCTTGAACATCTCGTAGGGCTGCTCGATATCCAGCATCGTCTCCTCGACCCAGAAGAGGTCGATGGGCAGCCGGTGCTGGACGATCTGAGTCATAGTCGCGATAGCGTTCTGGATCATGGCAATCTGGGAGACTGGCGCCTGTAGCTTGAACTCGCCCTTGAGGCGCGGTACCCAGTTGTCCAAATCCTTCGGGTCGAGCGTCACCGTGCCGCCCTTCTCGTCCCCACGCATGAGGACAATCGGCTCACCGAACGCCTCAACGGCGGCCATGAGCGTTTCGGCGTGATCGATGTGGGCAGCCACGATAGCGGTGGTGAGTTCCTTGAGGCGGGACTTCGCCTGCTCGGTGATCTGGTTGAGGGACCAGGCGGGCATGGACGCAGCGAGTGCGCCGCCGCTCAGGGCCTCGTGCGCGCCGGTCTGATCTCGGATGGTGTCGCGGAGGAGGCCGATCAGCTCGGCGTTCTGCTTGCCGAACTCTGGGATGTGGATCGCTGCGATGTCCTCGCGGCCCTCGCCCGTCGTAGTGTCGCCCGCCCTCAACTGCACGAAGTCCTGTTGGAGCAACTTCATGATACGGGAGCCGCCCTCGTCCCCTTCGTCGTCCTGGAACCACCCCTTCAGCCAGGGCATCACGGAGACGTAGCTTGCGGTTGCGGCCTCAGAGGCCCGCCTGTCCAACTGGGGGATCATGAAGCGGACATCGTGGAGCACCGACTTCCAGAACTCGCCGGGCACCTTCGATGTGCCAGTCTTGCCCGCCAGGATGCGGATCGGGCAGCGGTTCATGTGGTGCTCGATAGAACGGAGAATCTTGGTATCCTTCGCGCCACCGAACTCGAAGCCCCAAACGCGGTGCGGTTCTTGGTCAACGATAACGCCATAGGCCACCCACTTACGGTTGGCGTAGATGACGAGTTTGACGGGCTCGAACCAGTTCTCTTTCTCCTCTGGTATCGCGCCACTCAACTCCTTTTCGCTGAAGATGTCCGCGAGTTCATACCAGGTGGTTTTGAGGGTCGAGAGGGCGAGGTCGTTGAGGGAGCCCATGCTGGGCGGGAAGGTGCTCTCCGCCGGCAGGTCGCGCCAGAGGATCGGAACGGGCGCTTTGCGCCTCCAGTCGGCCGTGCGCTTCTGGTAGTCAACCTCGGTTTCATCCTCGCCCTTCTTCGGATACTGCTCGCTCCAGTACGCGCTGCCGGATAGGTACAGCCCAGCCTCACGTCCCAGGCCGATAAGCTGCTTCGTCTGCCGGGACCAAGGGGAATCGGTGGCTGGGTTGAGCTGGTCCATCAGCTCGCCCATGGCGATCTCCAGCTCATCCGATTTGGCGACGTTGCGGGTGCCGGTGCCGAACCATTGGAAGCCGATGCGCGGCATGACGGAGTGGAGGTTGTAGAGAACGTCCACCGTGCGCGCCGCCTCCGCGAGCGACATGCGCTCCGGCTCCAGCCTGTTCTTGCGCTCGGGGTTGTTGGTGTCCTGGTGCGCGACAGCGTGGGCGTCGCGGATGAGGTCTATGAAAATCGTGTCGAGATTCTGCTGCGCCTTCCAGCCGGAGTTGGAGTTACTGATCCAGTCGAAGAGTTCGCGGACTTCCAGTTCAGTCGGTTTGGAATCGAGGTCGCGTGACAACGGCAGCCTCCGAGGGGCGCACCGTCCCTGAAATGCTACTTGAGGGGATTCAGTCTGTCAAGAGCCCCAGCGCCCTTCCAGGTGGCGATGCGTGCGGGCAGCAGCAATGAGTGAAGGCAACGCCGCTGCTAAAACCTCCGCCCGCTTCTCTTTGATCCGCCCAACCTCGCGCACAGCCCAGCGCATCTTCCGACGGGCTCGGTAGCCATGCCAGATGCCGTCAAGAAGGCAGTAGCGAGCCATCACATCTCTCCAGCATCTTGCTAACCCGCAGGTGCTCAGCCATGCACTTAGCCGAGCATAACCAATCGGTACAGCCGCGACACTGCCACTCAGTCCTGTCGCAATCGCCGCCACACGCAGTACACCGAAACGGGGGCAAGAAGCCGTCGTAGTCAGCGGCTTGACCAGCTTCACAGGGCTTGCGAGCAAGAAGGATCATCATAGGTCTCCATAGACAGACACCGGCTTCGTCTGCCGTTTTCCTGGCAGCTTCTTCCCATCATACTCGCACAGGACATTAGCTAGGGCGTCAAACGCATGGTCGTCATCCCCGCGCTCAAAATCGTCCGTCATGATCTCGTCAGCCGAGCCCTGGAGCTTAGTACGCTTCCAGGACAAGTTCTCCAGCTCGCCGATGAGGTTGGGGCATTCGGGCGTGACGTAGAGGCCGGGCATCTTCGTCGCGGCGTCCACGTTGAGCCTAGCGCCGACAAGCTGGACTCTCAAGGCGATCCTGTTCCCGTGGCGGGCCTTCTGGACCTTGAACCCCATCGCTCTCAGAGCTTCGATCTCTTTCTTCCCGGAAGGGTCGGCGATCCACTTCCTGATCCCGCACTCGCGCTGCATGTCGGCCATCGCCTTCGCAGTTTCTTCCATCGTCGCCTCGCGCTTGTACCATTCCTTGAAGGCCCAGGCGCGGCCGCCCGCCCCGAGGCCGACAGCCACGAGCGCAGTCGGGGAGACACCGCCAAAGTCGATGCCACCGAGGCGGTCCTTGAGGACAGCTCGGTGCGCCGCGTCCAACGTCCTGACGTGATCGTAGCGGGTGAACTGGGGGAAGACCTGGCCGGCCATCTGGAGCCACTGGCCGCCGAGTTCCTGCCGCGCGAGCGGGTTGTCCCAGCCGCCGTAAGCGCCCAAGAGTCCCTCGACATAGCCTACTGGTTCGATACCAGCGTCCTCAGCGTCCTGCGTCTGCGCGAAGAAGGTTGTAGCGCCGATCTGGCCGGGGCGTCCAGGCATAGGTTTGTCCACATAGCGACGCCAGACCCAATTGCGGCCCTTAGGTGTTCCCGTAGCCTTTAGCTGGTGGAAGTAGCCGGGCTGGCGGAGGCGCTGGATGAGGATGTTGAACGCCTCTTCCTGGCGATAGAGAGTGATCTCGTCCATGCCCACTCTGGCGATATTCGGCCCGTACAAACGTTGCGGGTGAACATCCGTTGAGCGGCACCAGAGGGTAGAGCCGTTAGCGAAGGTGATGTCGATAGGCGGCTGGCGCGTCATCGAGTAGAACGTGCCGTGCTGGCCGCTGTAGCATTCGTCAATCGTGGGTACGATGATGTCGCGCACCATCTGCCAGGTTGGCTCAGTGATTATCTGACGCGAACCAGGGCAACTCCAGGCGTAGTCGAAGAAGTCTATGATGAGGGCGCGGGATTTGCCGATGCCGACGCCGCCGTAGTAGAACGGATAGAAATCGCGTGAGTTATAGAAGTCGCGTTGCGGATATGTGCAACCGCAGTCGGGCGGGTGGGGCTGAACCTTGGCGTACTGGCAGACGCCATCGGGGGCGTGGCGGATCAGTGAGAAGTCGGTTGTGGGGCGAACGTCAGTTGCGACGCCCACGCTTCAGCTCCCTTACTGAGTATGTTTCGCCCAGCCCCGCTTCCAGACAGGGCCAACCCGGACGTATTGATTGTCGTAGCCACTCGTGCAGCGGCACACATCATCCCACCACCAGTGGTAGTTGTGTCCCGGACACACGGAAAATAGGAATGGCAACCGTCGCTGCAAGAACGCCCGCCAAGCAGGGGGCACGTTGCTTCCAGTCATCGTTTCCTCCTCAACTCCCTCACCTCGCGGATGGCGGAACGGGGGATGAAGGTGGCGCAGCCGTAGTCCTTGCTAGCACTGCTGCCAGAGTCACCCCGCGCCTCTACAACGACAAGTCCCGCCTCGTCGTCCTGCACCACGTAGCCGACGCTGTGAATGATCCAGGGCCGGGTTGGCAACTCTTCGCGGCTGCTCCAAGCATGGCGCGTCAGTGTGTCCTCCCACACCACCTCAACGATGCGGTCACTCATCACGCTCTCGCCTTTCGGTTTCTAGGCGGTCTATCTGATTGAGCAGCTTCTCAATGATGCGATCATGGCCATCGCAATTCTTGATCTTGTCTTTCGCCAAGACGTGCTCTGCCCAACCGGCTTTCTCCTTCGCTGTCGGCTCACTCATCCCGGCAGCGGGTCCTGCTTGGCCCGCTCTAGCTCGCCCAGGGTGGGGTGGGGGCTGTTGTTGCCGATCATCTGCGGCGTGTCCGAAGTCGCCGACGTAGGGTTCTGGTGCACCGCCGGAGGGAGTTCAGGATGCAGCGACTCCCGCAGCATGTGCCGGGCCTGCCCCGAGATGTAGCGATCCTCCTCCTCCGCTAGCTTCTTCAGCGCCTCGTAGTCCTCGTCGTTCAGTGTGATGCTCACGGCCTTGCTCATTCGGCCTCCAGGTATCGCTTTGCTGCTGCGACGTGCTTCGGGTCAATCTTGGCCAACTCAGCGGCGATCTGCTTCTCCGCAACAGCCAGCTCTTTGTCCGTCCGCTGCAACGCGAGACGGGCGATAACAGCGCCCCAATCCTTGCTCATGAAACCTCCTCGTATGTGGCGGCGAAGATGTCGGGCTTGCAGGGGTAGAACTCGCCAGCTATACCTTTGATGATCCAGTCGCCTACATTGGCGCGATGCTCGCCTTCTAAGGTGGAGATCAAGATGCTCCTGTCGTCACCTTGACGCAGCTTCCGCAGCGGCAGCGCGACGGGCTGACCTTCCTCAACAAACTTGTTCAGGGCAACATAGTTATCGCCAGTCCACCGGATCGCGTCAATCACGACAGGCTTCTTGCGGAATCGCAATCCGTTGTTGCTCATGAAACCTCCCTAGAATGCCCGACCGTCGAGGGCAAATATCAGTACGGCTACCAACATACCTGCGATCATCCCGAGTAGGAATGCGCGCTCCGCGCTCACGACTTCCTCCCCCTGTACGCAGCCTGCCGCTGCGCGTGGCTCATGGGCATCTTGCGCCCACATGTCGGGCACGGCTCCCCAGGCAACGGCAGAACGCTGACATATTCCTGCGTGACGGCGGGCGTCACTTCCGTGACGGTCTGTGTCACTGGTAGCGGGGGCGTGACGCGGGGCGTAACAGGTGCGTGGTCGGGGACTACGACGCCGGTGAACTTCTTGACTGTCAACTTGTGCGGCTCAGTCAGCCAATGCCGCTCCCCACACAGCTTGCACTTCGGCTTGTCGCTACTCGGCATCAGAACCAAGTCCCCGTGGCCGCGTGGTGCTCCGCCGCTATCCACGCCAGAAGCGACAGCGCTAGCACGATGGCCCCGAATAGGGCGAGGATTGGGTCTCGCATCTGCTCAACCTCCTGCTCAGTTGCGTTTTGACTCACAAACTCTCTGGCGTCACCAGATCGCCCAGACCAGCAGCCACCCTAGAGCAAAGGCCAGAATATGACCGAGCAGGAGAATGGCTACAATGGCCGCCCGATCATACGTTGTCATCGCAAACCCCGCTTCCACTCCTCGTTGGTCAGATACCAACCAAGCACAAAGCCACCCGTCGCCGTAGCCCAGCCAGCTAGAATGAGAACTGCGAGTTCCATATCTGTGGCCTCAGAGCCGCGCAGGACACCAATGGCCCCGAGGTAGACCGAAAAGCAGATACCATGCAAGCCGCAACCGCGTATCGTACCAGTGAACTACCTGCCCACAATACGCGCACTCGTAGCTGAGACGGCGCAAGATTCGCCCTGGTGGACGCAACCGCTTCCCACATACGACCGACTCCCACTCAGCTAGACGGGATATCGGCTCAGTAGACTGCTCAATTGGGATCCCACTCATCGCATTTCTGGCCTACCTACTTCTGCCCCAGATACGGCGTAGTCGCCACGGCGCACCCCCTCTCCGACGCGGCCCTCCCATCCTCCCCCGCTCTAGAATGCTCGGACGCAACACCAGACACCTAATGCACCTGTGGCTGCTCCACCGATGCCGGTTCCGTATCTGGCAGAACCACCAGCGGGCTAAACTGCGGAACAGGTGATCCATTGGAATTGCACCTTTCTTAAATCTGGCGGATACCGCAACCCTATATGACTCCCGCCTGCCGGGGTCTTAGGCTCCTTCGAGCGCCCCAGTCTCAACGCTCAGCTCTGCCCAGTGGCTCCTTTGTGCTTCGGGCAAGGTGGGGCACCAGGGGCATCGGGGCAGGTAGGTGGCGTAGTGGTGGAATTGAGGGCAGGGCCGTACGCGGAGGCCAAGGAACCATGCTACGCTCATCCACTGCCTGAACCAGCGAGGCTCATTCATCCAGGTCGTCGAGGCAGTGGGCCTCGCCTGCTGGGAGGGCTTCTGGGGCGTCCCGGGGCTGTAGCGGGGCCAGGTCGCGTCCTACCACACCTACCAGCACATGTAGCGGCCGCTCTGCGTCGCCGCTTACCTGGATGGACTGGGCTGGGCGGCCCAGGTGACGGTCCATGACATACTGGATCGTCTTGGGGTCTCCCGCCACTATCAGCTTGTCCATGGCACCCACCAGGCGTTCATACGGTATCTTCTGGCGCAGCAGTTCCATGAGGTCTGACTGTCCTTTGGGCCGTCCCCCAGGATTGCCAGATACGCCAGGCTGGAAGACCATGTTGTTACGCTCCTGTTCTCAATGGGGCCATCAGGGATAACGGTACACCAGGCTGAGCCATTCGTCAAGGGTGGGGGCCAGGCAGTGCTAGGGCACTAGGGGGAGATGGGCGGCATTGGCGGCGAGCACCTCGCATCTCACCGGCCAGCCAAGGCGCCCCATCATCGACACGTAGTGACAGACATGACACTCACCAACGTAGTAGCAATCATGCTTAGGGCAGAGGGTGTAGGTGATGATGTCCACGTCTCAAGGCTACATCCGGCGGGCCGATCCGTCAAGGGCACCTGTATAGGCGGGTGAGCTGTCTTTATTATGGGGGATAGGCGCCAGGCTATTGACAACGTTGGCCGGGTGTGAGATGGTGGGTGTGGACAGCGAACGGGTCGGTTTTCTTTCACCAGTTTCCCCCTGACCGCTAGCTGTCCACCGTCTCTGCCATTGGAGGCGGACCGAGCCGAGCGGTTGGGGGGTTTCTGGCTTGAGGGCGAAACATGAGTCCAGCCATATCGATGCGGTGTGCTGGCGGGTGTGGGACACGGGTGCAGGCTCTTGGACATGGTGGTGGGCTCTGCCGGGGCTGCTGGCTGCGGATTAAGCGCGAGGAACAACTGCTTTCCGGCCCTTCAGGTTCAGTGCCGGCGGCCGATACTAAGGGTGGAAGGAGAGTGAAACGATGTTGATAATCGGCTTCATTGCCTGCCTCTGCTACGCTTGGCTGCTACGAAGGGTGTTGCTGCTTCGCTTTGAGGCGCGCCCGATGCCCCGATGCCAGGCGTGCTCGCGGGCGGTCGGGGCAGGTAACGGGATACGCGGGAGGGTAGGCTCAATCATCATTGCCTGCCGAACCTGCTCGGGAGAGAGGAGGAGGTAGAGAGATGGCACGCACGCACTACACCCACGAGTACGTCGGCATCCGCGCCGACAACCTCAAGTACGAGCGCTTCCAGAGCGATGGCACGCCTGTACGCGAGACTCACGGCGACACCTACATGGCCGTGATCGGCCCGTTCCGCACGATACGCGGGGCGAAGTACATGGCCCAGTACGGCAAGGGGAACCCCCACTTGCAGCACGTCAATGACGCCGAGCACTACGCAGCCCGTGAGCGAGAGGCTACGCTGCGGCTCGGCAACGTCGCCAGTTCGCGGGCCTAACCACCCACGCGGCGTGTCGGCGCTGGCGCGATAGTACGAGGAGATGACGCGATGAACCGGCGCGCGATTGTGCTCAAGCTGATCACCCTAGATGTAGCCGAGCACGGTAAGCTCACGAGCCACGGCATCCGGCTCTACGTCGAGAACCGCGTAAGCTGGCAAGCCATCCAGCCAAACATCAGAGCCGGACTCGCCCTCTGGAACGCTAAGCAGAAAGAGGCCGCCTCATGACATGCCTGATGGTCTGCGAGCAGTGCCACCACGACGAGGACGGACGACCGCTGCGACATTGCGACTGGTGCGCGAAAGCCCTCTGTTCCGAATGTCGCCCGCGCTCTAAGCACGCCTGCGCCTAGGCCCTCCTACCATGCGGCTCCGTGAGGCGACTCGCGGGGCCGGACGGTGAGATGAGCAAGCACAAAGGGAGAGAAGGATGGACGCGACACACACACCGGGACCATGGACGGCACACGATGACGACGGCACGGGGACGCTGCCCTGCGTCCTATCAGACAAAGTGAACGCTGGCGGAAACTTCTACGTGGCCCAGTGCAACAACTTCGAAGACGCCAAGTTCATGGCCGCCGCGCCTGCGTTGCTGGAATGGCTCACAAAGGCTGCACAGATGGCCGAGCAGCAATACGAGGGCGGCGAGGACGCACCACTCCGCAGCGCCTGGGATTGGCTTCACACCAACGCCCGCATCGCGATTGAGGCCGCCAGCTAGCAACCGATCTCCTTGGGGCCGGATGGGGGAACGGCCTCGGGGCGGTGAGAATCGGACAAGGTTGACAGCATTGGAGGAGACATGGACGCGAAAACCCTTGCAGCAAGCCTGGAAGACATCCTAGATGATCTACAGCCAGAAGAATGGCTCCAAGGAATGGTAGAGCGCACCCGCAGTTTCGACCAAGCGGGCGTACTTACCTCCGATGAGGGCCTAGTAGTGGACATGGGCGATGGCTCACAG